CTGGCGTTCCCCGTATCACCAACGATGCGGACGTGACACAGCTACTGGCGCGGCTCGTGTTACTCGGCGCCATGCCTACCGACAAAGGCAAGCCAATGACGCCGGACACGTTCGTGCATTGGGTGCGGACGTTCGGCAACGTCCGCACGAACGCCAGCAAACGCACATGGGCAAGCGTGCTTAAAACGGCACGAGAAAATGCGGAAGATGATGCACGGCGCATTGTCGAACGCATCGGGCCAGACGACGTGACACGAGCCGTCGATAAAGCATTCGCTCCCGGTTACTGACCACGCACCACAGAGCGCCAGCAATTCGGCTGGCGCTCTTGTCTCACGTTCACTGAGGTACACACAACATGTTCACTGCACTCATTGCCAATCAGGCAACCATCATCGGGAATCAGCACGCCATTCGCGACGCACAGAAAGAAATCGCGTCGCTCGTGCGTCAGTCGCTCATGAATCAGGCAACCATCGTCGCCAATCAGGAAGCGATTCAACGTCGGGTGGACGAGATCGCACGGAACACCTACGGAGCGATTCACGGCGCCGCGCTGGACGCGGCAATGTCGGCTCCCGCGTCTACGTGGCTCCCGCCGTCGTCGGACAAGTAGCAGCGCACCACAGAGCGCCAGCACATCGGCTGGCGCTCGATCTCACGTTCACTGAGGAAATGCCAAATGGCGGAACAGGAAAGGAATGCTGCGAACCTGCGCGCTCGGGCGCGTGTCCAGCTTGCGGCCGCTCGATACTATCGCGAGACCGGCAACCGTGGCGAAATGCTCGTCAACGTGTGGGCGGCTCGTGACAACTGGCGACTGGCGCGGTCTCTCGTATGACGGACTTTGAAGCGGTCGCCATCGTCGAGGAAATCGACGGGCCAACGTCAGACGATGAAAAAGTAGAGGCTATGCAAGCGCTCATGGACTCGGGCGCCGTGTGGCACTTGCAAGGCAGTTACGGGCGGCTCGCCGCTGAGATGTTGCGCGCTGGACTGATTCACGATTGAGCACGACACAGCGCGCCAGCACATCGGCTGGCGCGCTTGCTGTTCACGTTCACTGAGGGAAATCGGAATGCACATTCCGAATACCGCGCCAGTGCTGGCAACGATGCCGGTTGCTGACGCACAGGCAGTCACGATGACAACGAAAGGTAGTTTTCACGTCGAGCACGAGCACGACGCACACGACCGATGCGGACCCAAAGGAGTCACGCGACAACTGGACTACACTGTCACCGTGACTGGCGCCCCCGCATCGTTGGATGACCAAGGCTTTTTGATCGACTGGCAAGACGTTCGCCGGTACTTCACCGAGCAGTTTACGACGGTTGGACATTTCCCGTCGTGCGAACAAATCGCCATTCGCGCCGTGCGTGACATTGCCGCCATGCTCCCCGGCCGATGCTCGGGCGTCACCGCAACCATCGGTTTTCACGGTGGCGCGGCCGAACTGACGGCGGTCTGGCGTGCTCCGGAGGGATGGTGGCAGTATCGCGCCGAGCAAGAGCGCTACGGCGGCAACCATCCGAGCAACCGCGCGCCAGCGCGGTAGTCGTTCACTGTGAGCGCCAGCCGATGTGCTGGCGCTCGATCTCACGTTCACTGAGGAACACGCGCCATGTTTGATGATCTCGCTTTTGATGGTGACATTTTGGACCATGTGCAACAGGCGCGGTTTACGCGCCCTGTGCGCAGTGACGATGACGGGCGCACGGCGCGCCGTCGCACGGTCCGGAAGACTGCCACCCGCACAACGGGTGCAGCGAAAATACGCGTCACCGATCCGAACCAGAAACGCGTTATGACGTACCTGACGCGCAACGGCCAGTCGCACGAGGATACCATCGCCGACCACATCGCCGCACAGGTGGGCGGACAGGTGGACACTGAGTCCATTGTCCACGGTGCGTTGCTGGCGTTGCAGCGCGCGCGGCTCGTGGTGCGGGTGTCGCCCGGCGTGTGGAAACTGTCGTAAGCAGTGCAGCGCGCCAGCACATCGGCTGGCGCGTTTCTCCATTCACAGGTAACGCAGGAGGAATATGGCGAAACTGATCCGAGCGCCGTACGCACTTGCGGTGTGGGCTAGAGCCGTGCGACGGCGCCACATTCGGGTGCTCGTGTCGCATCCGCACCATTACGTGACCGCCGCCGGTATCACTGTGTTACTGGTGCTGGCCGGACACTATGAAATCGGCGGAATCGTTGCCGCGTGGTGCTATGCGCTGGTCGAGAACGTGTCCACGGCTGCGGACGATGCGGCTGCGGAATTGAACGCCGAGCACGAACGCGCCACGGTTGCCGATTACGAGCAGCGCGCTACGGAAATGGCGGACGCGGACTGACGCACGACAGCGCGCCAGCACATCGGCTGGCGCGCTGGTTTCACGTTCACTGAGGAAACGGTCAATGGCACTGTCACGGCATGGCACGAACGCGTTTGCCTTTCTGGCGTTGGTTGGGTTTGCAGTTGGTTCGGTGCTCGTGTTCAACGGGTTCCGGATTGCGGCGGTGCTGGTCTATGCGGTCGCCATCGTTGGCGCGACTGGACTCGGTGACGCGGCCGAGCAGGAACGGGAGGATGACGTCGAGTTAGAGCGCGCCGCGCTCGATCGGGTGCGCGGCTCGTGAGGGTGTTCTAAACCGTGCGCCATTCGCTCTAGGATCGTCCTAGAGCGATTCGGCGCGCATCATCGAGGGTTTGCTCTATGGCGCATTTCTACGGGGAATTGCGGGGGAGCCGTGGCGAAGTGACGCGGCTCGGCACGAAAGCAAGCGGACTGCGGACGATGGCGGCAAGTTGGGAGGGTGCCGTTGTGGTGCGACTCTGGGACCGTGACGGGGTGGACATGGCAACGGTTTCCCTGAGACCGCACCACGGTGCCGGAGTGCATCGGGTGCTGTATGACGGACCTGTGTCGGGCGCGCCAGCGCACATCGCCGAGCACATCGCACACGCATAGACGGATAGAGCGCCAGCACATCGGCTGGCGCTCGATCTCACGTTCACTGAGGCTTGTTCACTGTGTCAAACCGCGCGCTGGTGCATTCCGTGTGTGGAACCGTGGTTGCTGCGTTCGTCGGCTCGTGCTCGCTGGTGCTCGTGCTCTCTGGTCTCGTGGTGTATGTCGTGGTGCGTTCACATGTGCTGGGAGGGTGCCGTTATGTCATTCGTGCTCTGGTGTCGTCTGGCGTTCGTGGTCGTATGCATGGTCGCTATGATCTTTCTGGCGTTCGGCATGCTCGCCGATAGTACCGAGTAAGTAATTCCTTTCTTTCCCTACTCTCTTAAAGAGAGTCCACCCTAGTCACATCTATAGGGTTGGTATCTGACACGTTTTCACTGGGGGCAACGATGTTCACTGATTTGCTACAGCCGGTTCGGCCGTTGACAATCGAAAATACCGGATTGCTGGCTTACATCGGTCGTATCCTGCGCGCTCGTGGTGCTCGTGTGTACTGGTCGCGCAGTGCTATCGTGGTCGAGACAGACGACAGCGACACAGCCGCCCAGTTGCGGCGTGTGGTCGAGACTCACAGTAAGGAAAGCACTCATGCGCTTGTGGTATCTCAGCGGGATGCACTGACGTTCACTGTCACCCGCGCGGTTGCGTGAGCATGCGTCAGGTTGGCGCATGGGTCGCGCAGTGGTTGGCTGTGGTGCGTTCCCTCTCGTCTCGCGCGTTGTCCAGCACACACCGCACAGCGCGCGCACTGTGCTGGTTGCTCTGTGCGCCGATACGTTGGCTCGGCGCTGCACTGCTATTCACTGGCGGCGCATTCATGCTCGCCTGTGTGCTCGTGTGGCTCGTGCTCGTAGGGTGGATGGAGGAAGCATCGGGCACCGATCGCCGATAGCGTGTGTGTGCGATTCACTCGGGTGGGGTACCGGCCTATCGGGTACCCCACCCCCATTTTTTTTTGGGGTATGGGCCTCTCTCGCGAGCCACCAATGATTTTGGAAGCGACCGCTGCCATACACGGTTTTCTTGAGGCAGTCTTGCCGGCCCGCCAAACTGGCAGTACCCTGCCAATATGCCAGACAATCCAGCAGGAAACGATACTGCCGAGCCCGCTCAGGCTAACCCTGCCGGAATGGCAGTCACGCGGGCTGCCGAAAAGGCAGAGCAGGAGCAGCGTGCAATCGAGCGCGCCAAGAGCTATCTGACGGCCGTGACCGAGGGGGACGACGACGACACGGCCCAGCTACCCACCATTCCGAGGAAGGCCGGCCGTCCCGGCAGGCCGCTGGCGCACGACCTGTTGCCAGAGGATGAGCGTGGGTGGGAGACCTTTGACAAGCTGTTGCGGCTCCAGTGCACCCTGACCGAGATTGCGGCATTCTTCGGGCGGTCCGAGCAGTTCATTCGGGATCGGGTGCGCGCCGTCCATGACATGACGTTCATGGAGTACGCGGACCTGATCAAACCACTCGGGCTGATCGGACTCAGACGAAAACAGTTGCAGGTGGCGATGGCCGGCGACAAGCAGATGCTGATGTTCTTAGGCCAGAACCTGCTCGGGCAGTCCACGAAAGCGAAGACCGAGGTCACCGGGAAGGACGGCAAGCCGATTCAGACGGAAGACGTCACGGACCCAGCGCGCATCGTGATGGAGGGACTGGCGACGATTGCGCGCCGGCAGGAGTTGGCGAACGAGGCGCGACAACAGTTGGCGGCAGGGCAGGCGCCGGCCGAGGGACCTGTCCGCGAGATCGCGGCGCCAGCCCGCACCGACGATGCGTGAACACTGCGAGCATCCCGCGATCGAGGTCCGCTGGCACAACCAGTTTGGGTACTGCGGAACGTGCGGGAAAATCCTTTTTCGAGAGCAACCAATGGCGGACGCACAGGGGCAGTGGACGTACGACGATGGCTATGTGCTGATCAACACGATCGGAGGCGACTGTCACTACGCGCCGCTCGATCACTGGCAGTTGATCGAGGGGTGGTTTGCCAGCGGCATCTTGAAGACGATTCCATTCACGGACGTCTTTGGAGCGAAGATCAGTGTCCGCACCGATCGCATCGAGTCCATCGAACAGCGCACGCCTCACAGTCTCGCCGAGAATACGCGCGTCAACGAGTACGAACACGCGAAGCACGCCAAGCCGTCGTGGCAGAGTTATAACGACTGATGCCCGTTCTCGCGCGGCCGGACGACGTACGATCGACAGCCGAGAAAGTCGCGGCGCTCGGGGAGGCAGAGCGCCGCGAGATCATTGGGCGTCTCAGTCCGAAGCAGGTGGAAGACCTGCAATACGACTGGGGATTCTGGGGGCGACCGACCCAGCAAGAGCCAACAGAGCCGTATTTCTGTTGGCTCTGTCTTGCCGGTCGTGGCTGGGGCAAGACACACACGGGCGCGAACTGGGTCATCAAAAAGGTCAAGCAGGCGCGCGACCGTGGTGTGCCGATTCGCATCGCGCTGGTCGCGGAGACCGCCGCCGATGTACGCGACGTCATGGTCGAGGGACCGTCAGGCATTCTGGCGAATTCCACGCCGGACTTCATGCCGACGTACTACCCGACGCGGCGGAAGCTGGTGTGGCCCGATGGCTCGATGGCGCAGACGTACTCGGGCGACGAGCCGGGACAGTTGCGCGGCCCGAACTTCCACTACGCGTGGGTGGATGAGTTAGCGAAGTACACGTACCCGGACGAGACGTGGGACAATCTGGAGTTGGGGCTGCGGCTCGGGGAAGAACCGCAGGTGATCGTCACGACGACCCCGCGCCCGATTCCGATCGTGATCGGCCTGTACGACGACCCGATGAACGTCGTCACGACGGGCTCCAGCTACGAGAACATCTCGAATCTCGCGCCGAAGTACATCCAGCGCGTCATCCACAAGTACGAGGGCACGCGGCTCGGCCAGCAGGAGTTGCACGCACAGATTCTGCGCGACGTGCCGGGAGCGCTCTGGTCGCAGGACTTGATCAACGCCACGCGCATCCGGCCGGACGCCGTGCCGGACATCGTGCGCTACACGATCGCGATCGATCCAGCGGTGTCGTCGTCCGAGCACTCGAATGAGACCGGGATCATGGTCTTGGGGCGCGGCGCGAATGGCGACGGGTATCTGTTCAAGGACGCCTCCGGCGAGCATACTGCCACCGCGTGGGCGCGCGAGGCGGTACGGCAATACCACCACTGGCGCGCGACGCGCGTGATCGGAGAAGTGAACAACGGCGGCGATCTAGTGAAGGTGAACATTCACGCCGTCGATCCGGATGTGCGCTTCCGCCCTGTCACGGCCACCAAGAGCAAAGGGAATCGCGCCGAGCCGATCGCCGGCCTGTACGAGCAGGGCCGCATGCACCATGTTGGGTACTTTCCCGATCTCGAATCGCAGATGACGCTGATCACGCGCGATGAATATCTTGGTCCCGGCTCGCCTGACCGGCTCGATGCATTGGTCTGGGGCGCGCACGACATCATGTACGCTTCCGCCAACACCTACGATGCCTCAGAGTACATCATTTACCGAAAGTGAGATCGTCGCGCGACGCTGCTGCCGTTCGTGCGGGGAAGATGAGGTCGCGGTTCCCGGCATCACGCTGTGCAGCCGATGCATCGTCGATGATTTCGTCGAGCATGCAGAGGAATTCCGTGCGACCGTCTCACAGGGGAATCTCCAATGATCACCATGCGTCTCCCACAGCCGGGAGGGATGGGCTGGCAGCCGGGGATGGGGCGGAAGTTTCATCTCTTTCGCGCACAGGATGTGCTGGAGACCGAGACGCCAGCGCCGGACGTCAAGTATTGGAACGCGAGTGGCGCGTGGCTCAATCAGGGGAATTCGAGCCGCTGTACGATCTTCTCGTGGATGCACTACTGGGAAGATGGTCCGGTCACGCACACAGGAACGGTCACCGACGCCGAGATGTGGCGGCTCTATCGGCTCGGGCAGGACATCGACGGCACACCGCACACGGATGTGGACTCCGGATTGACGAGCGATGCGGCGGCGCAAGCGGTCAAGCGCGAGGGATACATCGGCGAGTATCGCTGGGCACGCGAAGCGGACGAGTTGTACGAGTGGCTGCGCCGCGTGGGACCGGCGACGATCGGTACATGGTGGCCGGATGGATTCGACACGCCGGACGTGAATTTCTTCGGCCACTACACCGGCTCGATGCTCGGCGGGCACCAGTTCAAGGTCGATGGCGTCAACATGCGCCAGAAGTTCGTGCGGTGCAAGAATTCGTGGGGCCGCAACTGGGCGAAGAAGGGATTCTTCTATCTCTCGTTCGATACGATCGACGAGATGCTGAAGGACGGCGCAGAGATTTGCATGGCGCGCGAGTTGAAGAACCGGACACTTTCACCCGTGACGTGACATGCCACCACTGTTTCAGCGCGGCTTGACCGTCAAGCGCAACAAGTTCCTGACCATCCACAATCCCATCTACGACGAGTGCGTCGAGGAGTGGGAGCGGAACGAACGATTGGTGATGGGCGGGAAGCGGGTCGTGGACACCGAACTGGTGTTGTTCGACTGGGAGGAGATGAAAGGCAAGCGGGAGGCGCAGCGCAAAGCGTCCGCTGTCTACACGAACTACGGCGATCGGTTCTGCGACATCACCACGGGCCACATCTTCCGCCAGCGGCCGACGCCGGAAGACACACTCGATTTCGGGGGGCTGGGCGACGTGCCGCGCGTGCGCAGCCAGCGACTCCCCTCACCAGCGGAACTGATCTTCTACAACGCCGATGGGTTGGGCCGCGACGGTTCGCAGTGGGACCCGTACTGGCAGTCCGTCGCGAAGATGGCCGTCACGACGGGCCATCGCTGGGTGTACGTCGAGGGACCACCCGAAGCGCCGATGTCGCGCGCGGAGGAGTTGCGCGGGAAGCGTCCGTATCTCACCGACTACTCTCCGCGCGCGGTGACGAACTGGCACTACGAGAACGGGCAGTTGGCATTTGCGATCATCCGGCGCGCGGTGCGCCGGCCGCGCGTTGTGCGCGGCGCGTTCGTCGGCAACGAGCCTGAAGTCGAGTACCTGCTGCTCACGCGCGAGGGCTTCGTTGATTTCGGTCGTGAGTATGCGTCCGGTGGCTGGTTCCGGTTCGACAAGGACGGCGATCTGGAAGATTTCGACGACACCGCATGGGATGTGACGGGCGGCGAAATTCCGATGGTGCCGCTCTACTACGAGCGCGTGCGTCCGCAGGAAGACATGCAGCGCATGAGCCGATCGGGCATCACCGAGATCGTCAACGCGGCGGTGCTTGACATGAATCTGCGCAGTGCGGCGGATTGGAACATCTGGGATACGGCCGCAAGTGCCATCGCCCTGCTCGGCGCCGATCGCGACGGCTACAACCTGTTCATGGAAATCGTCATGGGTGGCTCGCGCTACGCGCCCGTGCCGACGAACGAGGAGACGAAGAAAACGCCGACGTTACAGGATGCGTCGATGGGCGGATCAGTCGAACAGGCGTTCGCGTCGCGCATCGCACAGAACAAGGATCATGTGCTGGAGTTGATGCTGAACGAGATTCAAGTCTCGCCTGATGCATCCGGCGCGGCGCGGCGCACCAGTTGGACCGACGTGCGTGCGCCACGGCTCGCGGACTTCGCGGCGAACATCGAGACCGGACAGAATGCGGTGCTGCCGTGGCTGGAAGGGATGTGGGGCGAGGCCGCCCCATCAGCATCGGTCCAGTGGAAGCGCGAGTTCGATCTGATCGATCCGATGGCGTCCGGCGCGCTGTTCTTCGAGATGGAGCGGACGGCGGGCGTGTCGTCAGCGACCTTGAAGCGGAAGATTCTCGTCTCGGTCGCGAAGTCGGTTGGATTCTTGGGCGACGATGCCGAGCAGACGAAGGTCGAGAACGAGTACGACGCGTCAGCCAAGAAAGCCGAAGCGGCGATGGATGCCGCTGCCCAGATGGGCGCATTGATGGGCGGCTCGCGCAACAATCCGGGGAACCCGCCATCGAACCGATCGAAGGTCTCGAATGGTGACGGCCGGCGTCCGATGAACAAGCCACGGAGAACACCGAACACCAACGTACCGACCCGCTGATGTCGCTCACTGAGCGGCAGGCGGGCGAGCGCATCAATCGAGCGCTCGTGGACATTCGCGAGACGGCTTTCCTCGAATCTGAGGAGCGCCGTCTCGCGCTGGTTCAGGTCTTCGCGCAGATCGCCAATGAGTTCAAGCGATTGTCGTCGCGCGCTGGGCGCGAAGGCCGGCCGCTCGATCCGGTGGAACTGGCACGACTGCGCGGGTACGTGCGCGCCGCCATTCAAGCGCAGTCCGATGTCATTCGAGAACGCGGGCTGGAATCAGAGGCATTCGTCGATTTCGTGATCGCAAGTCTCTTGGCGACGCATGTTGGGATCGTCGTCGAGAACAACGGCGTCGAAGCTGGGCGGGCGGCGCGCGACATCTTCTACGATCGTGTGCGTCGCGTCCCGTTCAATGTGCAGGATGCCGTGCGCCGGTTGCGTCGCAACGATCTCTCGATTCCCCAGCTTGCGTCCGCGTACGCGAGCGACGCGACGACAGCGGCCGAACAACTGTTGTTGTCATCGTCGCTGATCGATACGCCGGCTGATGAAGTGTCGAACGATCTCTTTCTCTTGCTGCTTGGGCAGGACATCGAGTATGAGCGGTACGACGTCCGGCGTGAGGAGATGACGCCACTCAGAGGGCTCGCGATGCTGGGCGCAACCGTTGTCGTGGCCGAAACATTCAACACGATGCGAGAAGGCGACGCGCGCGCGCTCGCGGCGCTCGGGCTCGCACGTACGGGGCGGTGGACGCTCTCAGCGCGCCACTCCGGGCTCCGGTCATCGCCGGACATCTGCGATGACATCGCATCACGGAACAGCGGGTTTGGCCCCGGCCGATATGCGATCGATCGCTGGCCGGGGTCACCACATCCGTACTGCGGGTGTTTTATGAGCGACGTTCAGCTATCGAACTACGGGGGTTGGCTGGCGAACCTGCGCTAGTTATACTGCATTCTCTCTTTGCCAAGCAGAATGGTCGGGGCCGAATGCGTTGGGTTATCCTTCGGAGATGACTCCCAGCGCGGATCACTTGCCTAGACCAAACACAGGCCGCACGAGACGGCTGGGCACCGGATGCGAACGCGACTCCATCCACAGGGCCAATCTCGTAGAGACCCGCTGAAACCTTTACGGTTGAGGCGGGTTTTCTCTTGCTTGCAATGTCACTGCCTACTTGACAGTGGGCATGCCAAAATGACAGCTTCGCTCATCACTCGGGCGGCTGACGTCGCCTGCTTCGGTCCCGGCCCGCCGTCAATGGGCTGTTTCGGACTCACCCGCCGCACAGGGGAATCGCGTGAACACACTGGACGAGATCGTTGCCGCCATTCTGGCTTTCGGAGACAAGGGCGCATTGCGAACCGCTCTGAAAGACAAGGCGAAGGTGGACATCTACCAACCGATCTTCAACGAAGGGCACGGCGTGGCGACCGCCGAGCACACGACGGAGAAGACGACGTTGGAAGGCAAGGTCACCGCTGCCGAGGCCGCGAAGGTTGCCGCCGAGCAGAAGCTGGCAGAATGGAAGACGGCGAATCCGGAGCCGGCGAAGGTCATCGAGAAGTACGATGCCGAACTTCGCACACAGGCCGAGAAGCACGCGGCCGAACTGGCTGACCGTGATCGCAAGGATCAGGAAAAGGATCGCGCAAGCGCCGTGAAGACGCTGAAGGCGACGCTGATCGCAAAGGGCGTGAAGGAGATTCACGCGAATGCCATCGTCAAGGACGATGCGCTACTGAACCGAATCAAGCCTTACAACGGAAGCGTCCGAGTTCTGCAAAAGGACAAGGACATTGCCATCGCAGAGAGCGATCTGGATAAAGCATTGGCGGCGCTGGCTGACGAAGTGATTCCGACATTGGATGCGGAACAACTCGTGAGCAAGGTTGGACGCGGCAGCGGTCGGGGCACGACCACTGGTGACGCGGGCAACACCGGCAAAACCACTGCGGCCGATGAGTCGGTTGCTGAAGTTCGCGCGAAGTACGGGAAGGACGACAGCGACGGCGAATCGCCGCGCGCACCGGCCCACCGGAAAAAGGGCGACGCAAAGCAGCGGCTCAACGAGCGTGTCGGATTGCGTTCGCGATAAACTCTGAATCGACGAGAGGGCGCAGACAGTGCCTATTCGATCCACGAAGACGATTCAGAAAGTCAAGACGTATCTCAACGTATTTCTGGGTCCGGTCGATCACGAGTATCAGTTGCTCGTTGATCTGTCGGCGCTCACGAGTCGGGAGATCGACGCGCTTGGCTATCTGAAGCCGGGGGTGCCGTTCACACGCGCAGGCGGGCTGGTTGGTGCCGCGCCTGCGTTTCCGTTTGCGGTCACCTTCGAGGCGATCAAGGTGGCAGAAGGCAACACGGCGCCGATCATTGCGGCGCTGCCTGACATGTGGATTGGTGTCGGGCTGTATGGCGCGGTGATTCAGGATGCCGCGAAGTTCAATCTCGGCGCGGACTACACCGCGAACGAGATCGCAGGGTTCGATCGCGCGGGCTCTAAGCTCGTCCTTCTCACTTCCTAAGCCGAGGCCAACATGGGTCCCTTTTCATGGGCGGCGCAGGAGGAAGGGCTGTCTCCCGATGTGCTCACTCGACGCGTGCAGGAGATCGACCCTGACGACGTTGACGAGACACTTCAGGACATCTTTTTCCCGCGCAAGAACGTCAACAGCGTCAAGCTGAAGGAAATCGGCGACGTGGACTTCCGTCCCGTGTCCGATCGCCGCGAGTGGAACACGCGCGGCCGGCAGATCAACATGGAGACCCCGGACCTCGCCGAGATGGAATTCATTCCGGTCGAGGATTACTTCAAGTTCGCCGAGAAGGAGATTCAGGACTACGGCGAGCGTGTGCAGGGGAACGTCGCGGCCTTCCGCGACATCATCCGCTCCTCCATCCCCGATCGCATCGATGCGCTGGCGGAAGCCAACTTCCGTCGTCTGGAGATCGACTACGTGACGGCATGGACGACGGGCACGATCATCGTTCGTCATCCGCACAAGAACGCGACGCAGACCGTCTCGTACAACTACGATCCGGCGCGGTGGCAGAATGCCGCGACGCCGTGGGACGATGCGGGCGTCGATGCGTACGCGGAGTTCATCGCGTGGGCAGAAGACGGCAAGGATGCCATCGGCTCGATCGGTGGTGTCGTGCTGCGTCGTTCGCTCTATCGCGTGATTCAGGCGGACGCGCCGATGGGGCTCAACGGGGTGCCGCTCACCGCTGGGCAGTTCGAGGATCAGGTCTCGCAGGACTTGGGAGTGGACTTCCGCTTCTACATTCGCGAGAACCAGTTCGACGTCTACGCGGACGGCGGTGGTGCCACGACGGCCACCGATGTCTGGCCCGATGAGAAGATGGCGCTGCTGCCGTCGAACATCGAAGTCGGCAACATGTGCTATGCACCGATCTACCGCGCGCACGACATGAACAATGTCGGCGCGTCTGCTGGAGCCAGCTTCGACAATCGCGGCCAGCGGGTGTTCGTCGAAGTCGGGGGCAACGGACGCGAACTGACCTACGAGTGTCAGGTCAACGCGTTCCCGGTTCCGCGCGAGAAGCGCATGTGGGTCATCGACGCTGGCGCGTGATCTGCCAGCATGATTGAACGGCTGGGGAGTCCACCCGTGGACGACAACTCCCCAGCCTTTCACTCACACTTTCACACAGGGATACGGCAATGGCGAAAGAGGAGCGAAAGATTCAGGGCACCGCTCGGCTCGCCGGTCAGACGTTTGTCGAGGGCGAGGAAGACTTGCTCGACGCGTTGGCCGAGGAGCAGGGCGTGTCTGTCGATCGCGCGTACGGCGTGGATTCCACCGAGAAGCGTTCGGAGCGGAAGCTGCGCGGTCCGGAGCAGCGCGCGGCAGCACTCGCGCGTAAGGCCGAGCGTGACGGCGCGAAGGGCAAGGCCGATCTCGACGAGTTGCTTTCGACGGGCGTGGACGAACTGCCGGATGCACTGGCAGGCGTCACGAACATCGGCGATCTCCAGAAGCTGAAGCGTCGCGAGACGCGCGTGACGGCGAAGCCGCTCATTCAGGATCGCATCGACGCGCTGAAGGCCGAGAAGGACGCGGCCGAAGCCGGCGAGAGCGCCGAGACGGAGTAATCCTTTTTCCGGAGACGCGCGATGTCGCTCTACACCGTCGAGTCAGCCGATCCACTTGCCTCTGCCTTCACGAAGAAACTCAGCGAGGAAGACTTCGCTGCGTATCACGAGATCGCGGAAGTGGTGCTTGGTCTCACTGAACCCGCTCTGACGAACGAGAGTGACATCGCGCGTCTTCGGATCGCCATCATGTTGCAAATCAACTTCATGTCGCAGTACGGGCTCGATCCGTACATCAAAGCGAGTGAAGGGATGTCCAGTCAGGCATCATCGAGCGTCGTCTGGCGCGATCGGTACATCGATCCGCGCGCGTGGGCGATCGTGAAGGCCGTGACGGGCGGCGCCGCTGGATGGTATGGCGCTGGGCTGGGCTCGCAGTCACACCGCACGAACGACACTGGATACGGCACAGCGTACGTGCCACCGAACTACGAGCGCTTTCGATGATTCCGATTGTCGTCGAGCTATTCGAGTCCGAGAGTGGCGGTCGTCGGTACATTCGCGGCGCGCTCGGACGATTCGCGGATTTTGAGCCGGTGATGGCCGGTCCCGTGCGTCGGCTCGTGCGCAAGGCCATTGTTGCACAGTTTCGTACGCGCGGACGTTTTGGGAACTTCCCGTGGGAGCCGCTTCGCAAATCGACGCGCGATTACAAGAAAGCGCACTCGCAATGGCGGCAGGAACCACTGCGCCGGACGGATGACTTGTATCGCTCGCTCGTCTACCGCGAGAACGCCGAGGAAGAAATCACGAAAGACCATTACACGTTGCGCACGCTCGTGTCGTACGCGAAGTACCACCAGAGTGAGGAACCGCGTCCCAGCGGGCTGCCGCGACGGCCCCCGATTCCAGATCAGTTGCCGGAACCGATGATCACTGAACTGCGGAAGATTCTGCGCGGCTACATCATCACCGGAGAGATCGCAGAGTGATCAACGAAACGACGCGTATCATCAGGCGCTGGCTCGATCACCCGGACTACGGAGTGATCGCCAACCTGCACGCGCCGGGATTCCCGCATCTGAATACAGCCGGCGAGGAAGATGAGTTGCCGGTTGATCCAACGATTTACGATGACGTTGACAACGCGACGGAAGTGGCGAAGCTGCAACCGCCATCATCTCCAGCGCTGATCGTCTATGCAGATAGTGATTCGCGAACGGACGCTGATACGATGACGTATCAGGTCACCGAAACACCGATGGCAGTAGCCATTGCATACGTCACGAAAGACGTTCCCGAGGAAGTCGCCGTCTTAGGGGGCGGATACACATTTCGTGCGGTGCGCAGGACCCTTCGCCAGTTCAACAGCCAGTCACTCTCGCAAGGCTACCGAGAGTTGAACGGAGTGAAGGTGATGAAGGTGGGTCTCGTGACTGAACAGGCGGTCGCCGCGTCTGTCGGTCAGTCCCGTCTCTGGGGCTTCGTGCTCGCGAGCGTCACCGTCGTCGATCGAATGATGGCCGAACCTTCCACCTAGAGGATTCACAGACATGGCGCAGACGTGGGCTGCCGCGCCCGATGCCGACAACCTCATCGTCGGTAAGGGTAGTGTCTGGATCAATCGCTTCGACAACGCCGGTAACGGCACAGGTCTTCAGCATCTCGGGAACGTCGATGCAATGGAGATCACGACCGAAGACGATATCATCCAGAAGTTCAGCAGCATGACGAAGGACGCACCACTGTACAAAAAGATCACCCGTCGCCGGAACGTGACGGTCCGACTCACGCTGTCGGAGTTCCACCCGTACAACCTTGCGCTGATCACGCAAGGCGAAGTGGACGAGACCTACGCACAGCCGGCAACGGCGGTCGTGGGTGAAGTGCTCACCACGAGTGTCGTGCGTGGGGCGTACTACAAGGTCTCGAAGCTGGGACCGTACACCGCACCGATCGTCCCGAGCGTTGGTGTGCTCGGCACGGATTACGAGATCGTCGATCCGATCGCCGGCATCATTCACATCTTCGATGGGGTCAGCGCAACCATCGTCGATGGGTCAACGCTCACGGTTGGCTACACGCCGACCGCGTACACCGCTGGTGCGGTGCAGCGCGTCAAGGGTGGCACGCAGAACACGATCGAAGGCTCGCTCCTGTTCGTGGGCGATCCGTCTGCCGGCCCGAAGATGATGGTCGAAATCTGGAAGGCGTCGTTCACGCCGGACGGAGCGCTCGGTCTCATCTCCGAGGAGTTCGCTGATCTCGGACTCGTCGGCGGCGTGCTGGCCGATCCGGTCGGTCACCCCGGCAACCAGTTGTATCAGGTCACGTATCTCCCGGCCTAACCGCACGGGCGTTACGTTGGTCAGACGCGGGGCGGCGGCGTGAAAGCTGTCGCCCCGTCGTCTTTCTCACCAGCGAGGAGCGCATGACCGCACCAACGCAAGAGAAGCGGGACGAGATCGATTTCGACAAGGAAACGCTGATCACGTTCTCGGATGGCCGGAAGTTCAAGATCACCGAGGCGACGTCATCGCGGCAGGATATGTGGGTGATGACGCGACTCGATCAGGCTGGCCTTGAAGTGATTGCCGCGACATACAACACGCCAGACAAGCTGGATGTGCTGGCGCAGAAGTGCGTCGAAGCGGCCTACGAGAACGGCACGCTCTACGAAATTCTCGCCGGCATTCTCGTCGAAGACGGGAAGAAGTGGACGCGCGAGAACGCATTGGCGAACGCCGAGTATTTTGGTGAGCTAACGAACAAGAATGACAAGGCCGCGCTGCATGGGCCGTTGGCTTCGATCCTCGTCCTGTATTTCGCTTCAGGGCTCGCGTCCACGCTGACTTCCCTGAACTTTTCGGAGCAGGGAAGCGAGGCGAGTCCCGAGGGGTCAAGCGAACCGACATCGAGCGCGACCCCGTTACCGGCTTCATCCTCTCCGAACGCGTCAAACGTGCCCGTGCCAAGCGACGTGCTCAAAGCGTTGCACGAGGCTGGCTCGACTGTCGTGACTACAACATCATCGCCAGAGAAGTCGCCGGATACGACTACGAGCGACTAGAGATCGTGCTGGATTGGCCGATGCGCGAGATGCTGCTGGCGTTCGTGCATCTGATGAAGGCCGAAGCGGCAAAGTCGTACGAGCAAGCGTTGCTTCGTTACAGTTTCCACGGTGGCAAGAACCCGCCAAAGAAACCTGACATCCTGAAGGACTGACCATGCCAGACGATATCAGTCTAAAAATTAGTGCGAAGGATGCCGGTGCGAAGGCGCTGCTTCAGGCAGTCGCCGAAGCACTGAAGCAACTCACGGAGTCGTCGAAGCAAAACGCGGCGGCGGCGGCACGCGATCGGTCGGAAGCCGAAAAGATTGCCGCGACGTACGCCAAGAGTCAGGCGTCGATCCAGCGCTACGTCGCGTCGATCCGCGCGCAGATGACTGCCATGAAGGCGCTGGTCACGGCGCAGCACGAGGCGAGCATGGCGGCGCGCGAGCACACGCGCGCGCAGCAGCAGGCGACGCAGGCGGCGATCGAGGGCGCGCGGTCACAGCGACAGGCGATTGCGGAGCAGACGCGCGCGTTGCAGCAGCAGACGCAGGCGCAGGTACAGGCCGCATCCGCATCCGCGCGCGCGCAGCAGCAGCGAACGGCCAGCATCATTAAGGGCACGGCCGATCAGGTACGTGCGATGCACGCGCAGACACAGGCGATGGTCGAAGCCGGTCGTCAGCAGGCGAACCAGCAGCAGGCCCAGATTCGCGCGAATATCGCATCGGCGTCGCAGGCGGCGAGAACGCAGCAGCAGGCGACGCAGGCGGCATTGCAGGGCAATGCCCAGCAGGCGCGCGCGATGGCGCAGCAGACGCAGGCGGCGCTCGCGGGCACGCGCGCAACGGTTGCGGCGCTCAATCAGCAGACGCAGGCAACCAATCGTGCGACGGCTGCCGCATCCCGGCTGGCTGCCGCCCAGATTGCCGCGTCGAATCGCGCGGCGGCAGCGCAGCATGCGGCAGCGGCGGTGCAGGTTGCTCAAATCAACGCGGCGTCGCGTGCGCAGGTTGCTCAAATCAACGCGGCGTCGCGTGCTGGTGCTGCGATGCGCCAGCACAACACGGCGCTTCGCGAGAACGCGGTTCGCACGCACACGAGTGCCACCGCGACGCATCTGCTCGTGCGCCGGCTCATTCAGTTGGGCACGGCGATCACGGGTGCGCGGCAGTTCATGGCGTTCATTCGCGCCGGCTTCCAGTTCAACGAGACGGTCAATCAGGCGACGCTCGGTATCGCGACGCTGATCACGGCGCAGGCGAAGCTGTACGATTCGCAGAACCGGCTGCTGGAAGGATCGAAGGCGCTCGATGCCGCGATGGCCGTGAGCGAGGAGCAGGTGACGCAGTTGCGTGTCGCCGGCTTGGCGACCGCCGCGACGACCGAGCAGTTGGTCACGGCGTTCCAGCAAGCGGTCGGTCCCGGTCTTCGGAGCGGGCTCAATCTCGACGAGATTCGGAAATTCACGATCGGCGTGACGCAGGCCGCGTCCGCGATCGGGCTCCCGATGCACCAGTTGAACGAGGAAGTGCGGTCGTTGCTCGCCGGCACGGTCACGTACAACACGCGTATTGCCAAGACGCTCGGTATCTCGAATGAATTGATCTCGTCGTGGAAGCAGCAGGGCGTGTTCGCGGAGCGACTGATCCAGCGGTTCAGCCAATTCTCGCTCGCGGGCGAACGCTCGATGCAGAACATGACCGTGCTCCTGTCGAACCTGAAGGAAGGCTTCGACGTCTTCGCGGGCGCGGCCACGAAGCCGCTGTTCGATGCGCTGCGGCGTGAGGGCAACGCGGCACTCGTCGGATTCTTCGACATTCCGAATGCGAAGATCGCCGACAAGTTTCAGGGCATCGTCAAAATCGCGCAGGACATCTTTGGCTCGATCGGATCACTGATGACGAAGGCGATCCGCAACGCGTTTGGCGCTGCGGCGCAACTGTCTCGCTACTTCGAGGAGAACCGTGCGTCGATCGACGGCGTGATTGCCGGCGCGAAGGAACTGGCGACGCAGATGGGTCGCGTACTCGGCGTCACGGTCGAGATCATCGCGAAGACGCTCGGCGTTGCGGCCGAGACGGGAACGTGGGAGAAGCTACTGCGGTCGATCGCGAAGCTGATGCAGTTGACTGCCGATACGCTGGGGTGGACGATCAAGCAGTTCCAGTCTCACGAGTTTCAGGAAGGGCTGGACAAAATCACGACGTTCCTGAAGTGGACGCCGGTCGGCATCGGGTTCCGCGTGATTTCTGGTGGCCTGAGCATGCTCGGCGAGGCACTCGGCACGGTGGACGTCGCGGCCGAGAAGGCGCAGCGTAGTCTGGAACTGGCGGATGAGAAGGCGCGCGATAACGCAACGGAGGTCGCGAAGCTGACTGTCGAGTACGAGCTGCTGAAGAAAAAGATCGACTCGGGAAAGCTGTCCGGGGCTGGACTCGCAGAAGCGCAGGAAAAGCTGAAGACGATCGTTGCGCAGATCATCCAGATCGCACCGCAATACACCGAGCAACTGTCCAAGTGGGGGGCTGGCGCGAAGGAAACGGCCCAAGCCGTGAAGCAGTTGCAGATCGCGCAGGAAAATCTACTGGTGACGCAATTCGAGAGCGCTCGCGCCAACGCCGACACGATCAAGTCGCAACTTGATCTGGAACGCGATCTTGCGAACGCGAACGAGGCGGCGTCGGATCGCGCGCGCGCGGCTGGGGACAATACACTGGCCGACAAGTTCCAAGATCAGGCGAAGCAGGCGCGCGAGTCGATCGAGCGGCTGACGCCAACATTGGACGACGCAGAAAATCGCGTGACGGCCATCTTGGGCGCCATGAACAATCTGAACAAGGAAACGGCCAAGCTAAAGCCAACGAAAATCGTTCCTGATCCAGAAGACAAGGAGCCGAAAAAGTCGAATGATTTCCGCCAGATGATCGAGGCGGCGATCGAGCAGGTGCGCAACGCGTTCAAGCGCGCGAAGGATGCGCTCGACGAGGAACTGGATCATCAGGAGATCAGCTTTGCCGATTACGTCACCACGCTACTTCGCGCAGAGCGGGATGCCGTCAACGCGGAGATCAAGCTGCGGCGTGAACTGCTCGCGCATACGGAAGACGTCGGCGAGCGAGCCAAGATTCAGCAGGACATCAACGATCTCGTGAATCGTCGGATCGGGCTCGCGCAAGACGCGAAGCGTAAGCTGACCGATCTGGAGAAGTCGCTGAATGACGAATTGGCGCAACTGAGTCTCGCGCGGCTGCGGCAGGACGAGCAGACCGGCGAGGCGCGTCGCATCGAACTGGAGCAGCAGTTCCAAAAGCTGCGCCGCGTGATGGAGATCAACAAGGTGCCCACGCTCGGGCTCGACGATTTCATCAACGTCGAAGTCGCGCGCGCGAAGCTGGAAGACCTGAACCGCGTCATCAGCCGCGCGTCGTCGCAGGCGCAGAATCGGATCGGCGAGATCAATGCATTGGCGGCGCGTGGTATGATCACGACCGCCGAGCAGGCGCGCGCGGTCGGTGCGGCGTACGATGCGCAGATCGCGGCGATCGAGCGCGCGCTGCCGGCGATGCGCGCGTTCGCGGAAGCGTCGAAGAACGACGAAGCGATCGAGTCGGTGCGTCAGCTTGAAGTCGAGTTGGGGAATCTGGTCGAAGCACAACGGTTGGCGGTCAGCGATCTCGCGCGCTACGTCGAGATCGGGCTGAATGGATTCCAGTCCGGCGTGGCCGAGGCGTTCGGCAACATCGGGACGCACATCGAGGAGACGGTACGCTACTTCGACGAGAACACCGGCAAGATGGTGGAGAAGACGAAAGAGCGGCTGTACAGCCTGATCGACTTCGCGAAGGACGTCTCGCTCTCGATCCTCCGGGCGCTCCAACAACAGTTGGCGCAGGAGTTCGCTCAGAACCTGACCCGGATGGCGCGGGGTGCGCTCGCGAAGATCGGTATCAACATCGGCGGCGACATGTCGTCGGCGGTGCTCCAGCAGACGGCGGCGAAAGAGCAGGTGGCCGCTGCTACCACGAACGTGCAGGCGGCAAGCACGTTTGCGGCGTCGATGGCTACCTTGCAGGGCATGCTGCCGGCCCTTAGCGCCACGCTGGGCGGCGCAGCGGCCGGGGACGCGATCGGGAACGCCACCGTGCGGGAGATCGGGGCTGTGGCGGGCGATGGTGCGGTCGAGGCTGCTGAATTGGCGGCGGCAACGGGCCTTCAGGCGGCTGGGGCCGCTCTGCTGACGGCCAGTTCCGCGCTCGGCGCGTCGATGGTGCCGTCCGCGACCGCGCTCTCTGGGGCAGCGGCGGCGCTCTCGGCGGCGGCGGCGGCGCTCGCGCGCGCGGCGCTCGCCAACGGCGCGAGTGGTGCCGAAGGACTCGTCAACCAGATCAACAGCTTCTCGCGCGGCATCGGCCAACCGATCCAGATGGGCGGGGCGGCGGCGTTCGGCGCTGGCTTGAATGGTGGGCAGGGGCTGTCTGGTCCGCGCCGATCGATGGCGTTCACGACGACGGATCAGGCGGTCGTGATGCCGTCGTTCACGGTGCCGAATGTGTCGTCGCCAACGATGTCACGGTATGCCGATGGCGGGGCGGTGGACGCGTCGGTCGCGGCGCTCGCGCGCGGCAGCGGGGCCAGCGCGACTCCGCAGGCGGTGCGCGTGATGCTCGACGTGCAGTCGAACGATTCGCACATCCTGAAGGTGCAGCAGTCCGACCCCGGCGCCGCTGTCACAATGCGGAACCTGCGCCGCAACCGTCGTAGCGCGAAGGGGATCATCGGATGACGGCGCCCGCATTCGTGCTAGAGCATAACTGGGAATCGAACGTCGCCCGCAAGCTGTCGTGGAAGACGGACATCATTCCCATGCGGAACGGCGCGGAACAGCGCCGTCGCCTGCGGTCGAAGCCACGGGAGACGCTGGTCTATACGATCACGACGTCGAGTCAGGACGAAGCTGCGCAGTTGAAGCGATTGCTGCACACCACGAAGGATATGCGGATCGCCTTCCCGCGATGGGAAGACGCGATGATGCTGAACGTGCCGCTAATAGCCACCGACACAACCGTTGTGGTCGATGCGCCGGTCGCGCCGCGCAAGTTTCTCGTCGATGCAATGCTGTACCACGAGTCGATCGGCACGGAACGCATTGTCATCGACTCGATACTCGGCGACACGATCACGCTGCTCACCCCAGTCGAGAACGACTGGCCGGCTGGCGTGTTCGTGCTGCCGCTTGTGACCGGCTACGTCGATCCGCAGATCGGGGGCGACGATTCGAGCAATCTGCTCGCAACCGTTGTGCTGACGATCGAAGTCGAGGAAGACATTGCCGGCATTACGACAGGTGGCGCGGTGCAGCCGATGGTGCCGGATTCGATCGACGTCTATCCGCACGACGAGTCGTACGACAATGTGCTGGCGATCGGCGACGTCCGAGGGATCGTCATCGAAGTGAAGGATGCGTCCGGCACGCTGATTCCAGACGCGGACATCATCTGCACGCCGTTCCCCGGCGACCAAATCGAAGTCTATCCGACCGGGATGCCGAACGTCTGGAATGTCAAGAATATCAGTTCGCTCGGGTCCGCCGATACGGCGCAAGTCGTGGTTGAGAGTGGGTTGATTGAAACGACGTACGAAATCGCCATCCAGCCGTTCGCCTAATGCCCATCAGCGCGCTGTACGACGACATTCCGCTGCTGCTGCTGCCGCCTGATCTCGACGCGTCGGCGACGGCGCGCACGTTCAGTCTCGACATGGACGAATTCGAGGGCGATGCCGGTGGCGGGCTCGGAGTGACGCACAGCACGCTCCCGAATGCGAAAGAACAGATCGCATTCCTCTGCAAGACGCGCGACGAATTGAATGAGCTAGAACTGTTCATTCGCGCGCTCGATGGACGCGCACGCCCGTTCTGGTTGCCAACGTGGAACGATGATCTCGACGTGCTGGTCGGTGGCGGCAGTAACATCATCATCACGGACATCGATTACTACACGCGGCTGTTTCCGATCGTCGCGATGCGGACGATCTTCTGGGTGAGCCAGTCCGATACGTCAAGCTGGGGCATTCGGACGATCTACGACGTCGATCAGCTTCCAGCGAATCAGGAGCAGTTGTTTGGTGCGCAGAACGCCGGGACGGCGATCGACTTCGCAACGTCGAAGACGCACCGATTCATGTTCCTGCGGTTCGTGCGTCTCGAATCCGATGACGTGGTGATCGAGCATCTGGATGGCGAGAAAGCGATCGTCACACTCTCGGTCGAGAACATCCCAGCGAGCTACCCACCGTGGAACACGATTGGTGTGACGGAATTCAGGCTGAGTGGTGGAGACTGGGGCGACGGGACGTATATCTCGACCCCGGAACCGGGAGGCATCCCCGGTGACGGACGCCGGGAAAAGACGTTGATGGGTGATGTCACGGTTCCCGCTGACGCGAACCAGCCGCCGCCGTACGCATCCGCGTACATCTCGCCAGTTGCAGAGGTTGGATGGGTCAGCGTGCCGCTCGCCGAAACGGTGTCGCTGATCGCTGGGCCAGCGCAGGTGTTCATCCGGTTCACGACTGGATCAGCGCAAAACAACTGGCAATGGAATGGATTCCAAGCGCGCATGTGGGTCGAGCGCGGTGGCGTTGATGTGTACGGACCGTTCCTGAGTAACTGGGGCAACGGGTGGATTTCTATTGGATCAGTGACGCTCACGTTTCCGTACGTCGAGTTCATGTTGGCCGATGGCGACCAGATTCGCATTGAACTATACGGGCATCTACTGCTGGCTAGTGGCAGCGATGGTGGCGGGCGTCCGTGGGTCAACTGGGGCGCTGGCGGTGGACCGTACTGGAGTCTCGCGTATTTCCCCGGAACCATTCAGGCACTATGAGTTTCCTGCCGAACGAAATTGCCGCCAACCAGTTCGCGAGCGAGCCAATCGAGTTGTTCACGGTCGCGCGCGGGAACGAGGCGTGGTACTTCACGTCGCATGACGTCGATGTCGTGCGCGATGGCATCACCTATCGCGCGTCACTGGCGGGGCGCGAGCGCTTCAAGCAGTCGGAAGAATCGACGCAGAGCACGACGACGCTCAACATCGCGCGCCGGCATCCATTGGGTGCCGAGCTACTGCTGAGAGGGTTGAACAACGCCAACGGCACGCTCTACCTGCGCATCGCGCTGACGACCGAGGGAGACGAGGAATACTGGCCGGCGTGGATCGGCGAAGTGACCGATCTCATTCGCCATGACTCGCATGCGCAGGTGGAAGTGGCATCGATGCAGAATCTCATGCGTCGGCCGATGTTGCGTGTTGTTGGTGGAACGCAGTGCAATCACGCGCTCTACGACACAGGCTGTGGCGTGAACATGGAAGACTACCGGCTCGATACGGACATCTCGCTCGTGGCAGGGCGCCAGATCACCGTCACCGATACGATCACCGACAGCGTGCAGATCATGCTACGCGGTGGGTCGTATGCGGGCGGCGTGCTGGTCGTCGGCAAGCAGCGGTGGTTCATCGAGCGCAACGTCTCCAGTTCGCTGATTCTGATGACGCCAATGCCGGACGACATGCTCGGAGAGACGGTGGCGATCTACAAGGGCTGCTCGCGCACGTATGATATCTGCCAGAGCCGGTTCGACAACACGCGCAATTTTGGTGGCTTCGCGAAGTGGCCGGTCACGTCACCATTCAGCGACGCGGAATAATTCATGGCGCTCAACGTGAATTGGGGCAGCCTGTTCAAGCAACTCGCGATCGGCGTTGCCATCAACATCGCGATTCAGGCGCTCACGGGCGGTGGTGACGATGCGCCTGATCCGGGGATGCCGAAGCCTCCGGAGAGTGATCCGGACAAGCCGCTGCCGCTGTTCTGGGGCACGCATCGGCTCGGGATCAACGTGTATCGCGAAGTGAAGACGTACCGGCGCGAAGTGAAGGAAGACAAGACGTTTCTTGGTATTCGCTACGGCTCACGCGTCACTGGATACGATTTCTACATGACGGCGTGCGCGTGGCTCGGCTATGGCAAGCTGCAAGGGCATCTCGACTGGATCATCAACGGTACGAAGGTGTTGAGCCGTGCAGCCATCCAGTCCTATCAGGTAACCGGCGTGCCGCTTGGCGGTCTGACGCAAGACGGGCAGGCGTACACGTCGCAGTGGAACCAGACGATGACGGGACCGCCGATGAACTTGGCGATCAACTTCGGCACGGGCAAGTTCCCGAACGGCGGCACCGGGACGATCAGCGCGCGCAATATTCTTGGCGATGCTGGTGGCGTGGCTGGTGTCATCAATATCTATCCCGGCGACGGATCGCATCTGCCGAACCCGCAGATTGCCGCGATCGATGCGGTGCTCAACCCCGGCTACGAGGAGCCAGTCTATTCGGAGTGGGCGTACCTCGTCTTCAACGACGTGTACATGGGGCGCTCGCCCCAGTTCCCGTCGATCGAAGTCGTGGCGTCGCGTTCAGTGCCGATGCTCGGGAGCGGCTTGCCGCTCATGCCGTACGAGCAGCGCGTGTTCCGCGCGATGGGCGGGTTCCTGCCAGCCGGATTCGTGGAAGGCGATGCGAACCCAGCGGGCATCCTCTGGGAGATGATGACCAACCACAAGACAGGGTTGGGCATCCCGCACGCGTTCATGTACAAGCAGGATTGGATCAATGTGTGGGAGCAGTTGGTGTCAGAGAACTTTGGCCTGTCGCATCGCATCGAGACGATTCGCGCGAGCGAAGATGACGTCAACGATGTGCTGCGGCACATCGACGGGGTGATCTACTTCGATCTCCAGAAGGGCCAGTACCGGCTGCGGCTCCTGCGTCCGTACACGGGTGACATCTCGACGCTGCCGCTCTTGGACAAGTCCGTGCTGACGAGCGTCGAGTATGCTGAGTCGGCCATCAACCAGAACGTCAATCAGGTCAACGTCGAATTCACCAACGTCTATCGCGATCTTCTGAAAGACGTGGTGAAGGTGCAGAACCTTGCGGCCATTCAACAGGCGCAGCGGTTCAACGCACAGACGGTGCAGTACATGAGCATCACGCGGCCGAGCCTTGCGTTGCAGGTGGCCCAGCGTGATCTGCGCGTGCAGTCGTCGATCTTGGGGCGCGGCTCGTTCGTTGGCAATCGCTACCTGCTCCAGTACACACCGGGACAGTTGGTGCGCATCCTGTGGCCGGAAAAGGGACTGTACGGCAAAGTCGTTCGCATCGGCGAGATCGACTACGGCTCGCTCGACGATGGCAAGATCAGCGGCACGTTCATCGAAGACTACTGGTCGATGGAAGCGCCGAGCTACGAAGCCGAATTGCCGGCGCAGCCAACGGTCCCCGGCGATCAGTACATCGCGCCAACCGTTGAAGTGCTGGTGGCGATCGATACACTCGTTTCAGTCGTCTACAATCTGCTCATCACCGATCCGCAATTGCGCGTGACGGCGGTCGAGTATTCGGAGCAGGTGGGCGATGGCGCCGCGACTGCATGGGTGGCCGACACCGACACGGTGTACGACTACGAGATGCTGAAGAATCCAGTGTACTCCACGCGCGCGTTCTATCGCGTGAGCTACACGGACGACGACGGCGTGACGCAGTATCTCGTGGGCGAGTTCCCGCAGCCGACAGTCGGCACGACGGGACTCTCGCAGCCAGTGCTCTCGTTCGTGTACTCGGGCACCGATGTGATCGTGACGGCCACACTGCCAAACGGCGCGACCGGCATTCGGTTCGCGAGCGCGATGGATACGCCACCGAGCGATGCGGCGGTGCTCGTCGGCACGCTCGACTCGACGGGGCCGTACGCGTATACGACGCCAGCGCCTGTGGGGACGCAGATGTTGCACGTCGGCGCGCTCGCGACGGACGGCGTGCAGAACAGTCGCGTCGCGCGGATCGCGATTCCGCCGAAGCCGATCGACGTCGATGCAGCGATTGCAGCAGCGATTGCGGCGGCAATGATCGATCCGACAATTCAGTATCCGTTCGGCAACGGCGCGGTGATGGGCGTGGCCGGCGATTGGCTTCGTGCGGCGCCGGATTTCAACGGAACGACACTGCGTTGGAAGGTCCGCGCGCTCGACGAGAATCGTGCGCAGGTTCCGTTCACTGGAACGTTTTCAGTGAAGAAAGTACGCGAGTCTGATCAGGCGCTCATCGATATGGTTGGTGGGGTGCTATCGGTTACCGCTGACGACGAGAATGCCGAGAACGGTGCATCAGCAACTGGATGGGCCGTGCCGACATTTTCTGCCGATGACGACATCATCGTGACGCTCGAAAGCCTCACGGCCGGCAGCGCTGTAAAGTCGCTGTTGTTCACACTGACCGTCAAAAAGGTATAACGATGCCTCCAGCCGTTCACGCCTTCACGAACGAAGACCTTGATGTCTACATGCTCGGGGGGAACGTTCAGATCAACCCCGGTTCTGTCGGGTTTGACGGCACGATCTACAAGACGGCGCTGGAGAGTTCCTTTAGCGCATCCGAAGCGTTCCGCATCAACTTCATCGACCAGAATTGGGCGAACGGTCCCCTCTCGTCGTTCCGGCTCCAGTTCGTCCATACGCATAGCTCGCTGTCGGCTGGCGCCTCGTTCGGGTCGCTGAGCCAGAAGTGGATCAACTTCTACGACATCACGAACGGGCGCACAGTCTATCGCATCAAGAACCTGAGTAACGTCGCTGGCTTCAGTGGATGGGACAGTCGCTGCCAGTTGGAATACAACACGAACACCACACCGGGAGCCGAGACATGGGTCGCCGTTGGCGCACCGTTTCAAGTGCCCCTCTATTCCGTCAACACCATCGAAGTCATCGTCGGAGACTCGGGAGGGTCGTTCAAGTGGTGGGTCAATAACCTGCTCGTCGCGCAACTCACGGGCGATACGAAGTTCACGTCGTCTACCGCCATCGAGTCGGTCGGTTTCTGGGGATGGGGGAACAATGGGCTCGGTCTCGGTCGGAACACGTTTGCTGGCATCATCCTCTGCACGGCTGATTACATGCCGTACGGACTGCATGTGTTCAATCCGCAGATCACAGGGGCGACAGCCTACGGCGCAGGGAACGCAGAGCAGACGAGCGGTGCCTATACGGACATCAACGAGAAGGTGCTCAGTACGGTAACCGGCCTCACGATGGATGCGGCTGGACTCCTCGCGACGTTCGCGGCCGAGGATTATCCAGCGGCGCTCACGGGCTCCCCGATTATGATGGCGCGCGTGGCCGCGAATGCGCGTCGTGGGTTCACTGGGCCGCAGAATCTAAAGGTCGCCATTCAGCAAGCGGCTGGCATCTCGTATTCAACGGCACTGGCGCTGAACGGCATCGGATTCACGACTGTGGCTGCGAACTTTCCACTCGACTTCAACGGCGATCCGTGGAGTGCGGTCGTCTGGAACGCGTCGGAGCCCGGCGTAGAGTCGGCGGCATAACATGGCAGTGCATCGCGCGTGGCGATTGGTCATCGAAAACACGAACGGAGGCGGCTCTACCCGCATCCGAGAGCTTGAAATGCGTGACGTCTCTGGAGGGCCAGACCTCGCGACGAGCGGCAATGCCATTTGGAGCGGAGTCAACTCGGGGTCTCCAACGGCGACGGGCGACAAGGCGTTCGACAATAGCCTTGCTACCGATTGGATTTCAGAGAGTAACGGCGCGAATTCGACGAAGTGGGTGGGGCAAGACTTTGGCTCGAATCCGGCCAACTGGAAGGACATCGCGGAGATTGTGATTACGGCCAGCGCAACCGTTGGTGATGGACCGCGCCATATGCGTCTGGAGTGGACGGACGATGCGCCGAATTTCCTCGCGCGCTGGAATCGCGATTGGATGGTGTGGAACCAGACAGGATGGACGACGAACCAAGTACGCACCTTCACGCGCCCTGCGAAGACGAGCCAACTCTACTGGCGCATCCGTGGTGTCGTTGGTGGCGGCAATCCCGTCATGGCACTCACGGAAATCGAGTTCCGCGATACACTCGGTGGACCACAGATCGCGACAGGCGGCACGGCGATCAGCAGCGGGAACTTCGACGCGACGACGCCACCGAGCGAAGCATTCGACGGGATCACGACAGGCGTCAATTTCTGGGCGAGTCCGAATCCCGGCTATCCCGGTGCATGGGTCGGGTATCAGCATCCGGCTCCGGTTACCGTGGTACAGGCGAAACTCTGGGGACGCGCAGACGCGGAGCCGGGACAGTCGCCGCAGCGATTCGGGCTCGACGCGAGTGCTGATGGGATCACATGGGTACAGGTCTGGGAGTGGTACTACCTGACGTGGGCGGTGGGCACATCATGGGTCGTCACGCCCCCAGAAGATGACGAGATCACGATTCCCAAGATTGCTGCTGGTATGCTCGTTGGCGGCGAGGAGTCTGCCGAGCGCATCACCAAGGTCTCGGGACAGCTACTCGCTGGTGGGTGGCCGAACAAAATCACAGACGCGAAGATCAGCGGGCAGCTACTCGCTGGCGGGTGGCCGAATCGGATCACAACCAGTAAAGTGTCAGTGCAGTTTCTGATTAACTACATACCCCGCAGCGTCAACGGTCCCGTGCAGATCATCGGAGGGTAGATATGGATGAAAGGGTAGTCGGGGCCGGAATCGCAACGGCCGCTGTCGCTGGAGTGCTGGCGACCGGCTCTGCCCCCGCTGGATTTTGGCCCGTCACGGTTGTCGGATGGCTCACGATGGCGACGAGCGTGTCCGCACTCATCGTGTCTGGCTACCTGCTGTACAAGAAAAGCCTGTCGCCAGTGGTCGTGAGCGTCGAAGCCGTGAAGAAACACTTCGATGAGAAGATCATGCAATTGGAAGGAAAGCACGATCGCGAGATGAAAGATTTGAACGACCGGCATGATCGTGATATGCGAACACTCACGCAGGAGATGCGAAACTCTGTGACAATCTTGACGATTCGCATCGAACAGAATGAGACGGACATCGAAACATTCAATCGTCTGATGGCCGAGTCTCGCGAGGATCGACGACACATCAACGAGCAGTTGGTGGACATCCGGCGAGGGAACGACCGGATCATGGACTTTCTACTCAACCGTGGAGGGCTCAAAGCATGATGCCAGACACTCTCAGGCCGTGGATCGCGCGCGTGGCCGGCGTCCTTGTCTCCGGATTGCTCGGCTGGCTATTCACCAGCAAGGGGATCGAGACGCCGACCAACGTGCAGGGTATCCTGCAAGCGGTGGTCGAGACCGTGCTGGTGATGCTCGCCGGCTACGTGCTGACGCACATCTCAACCAACAAGGTCGTCAATCCGATCGACGCAGCCGGGAAGCATGAAGCAGCGGCAGGGAAAGAGGTAAGCAACGACGCGAAGGTCGCAGAGGAAACGCAGGGCCGCTACGATGCGATGGCGGCACACAGGGACGCCGATCGGCCATGAGCTACGAGACGGAGAACTGGCCGTACGTGCCAGCCAAGCACATCGGTCCGAAGCGGGATGGGCCGGTGCGCGGCATCTGCCTGCACACCGCTGAGAACTTGGAAGCCGGCGACTCGGCAGAGAATCTGGCGAAGTACGGCCAGCATCCGGACTACATCAGCAGTTGGCACATCACGACTGATAACAACTCGGTCATCCAGTGCGTGAAAGACTCGTTCGTCGCGTACGCGGCACCGGGGGTGAACCACGACTTCATCCAGATCGAGATGGCCGGCAGGGCGGCGCAGGCGCGCGCGCAGTGGCGCGATCCGTTCAGCCTCGCCATGCTCGCCATCACGGCCGATGCAGTCGCACAGTATTGCCTGAAATACAACGTGCCGCCTGTCCACCTGACAAATCAGGAGTTGCTGGACGGACATCTCGGGGTAATCGGCCACTATCAGGCGAGTCAGGTCTACCGAAAGTCGGACCATATGGACCCCGGTCCGAATTTCCCGTGGCAACGGTTCATGCGAATGGTTGTTGATTTGGCAGAAGAACGAGCGTAACATCCCGTACCACTCTCTCACAGAGACCGCTATGACCAAACAGCCGCAAGGCACTCCCATCGAGGGAGCGTATGACTCCTACACGGCCGAGCAACTGGCGGCTCTGGAGGAGATCAAGGATCGGAAGTATGCACTCGGCGTCGCGAAGGCGTCGTACGTGAATCAGGTGCTCCACGCGGACGGCTCCTTCTCGAAGGACGTCGCCTCGCTGGAGAAGACCGCGAAGGCGCGCGTCGCCGAATTGGCGAAGGGTGATCTGACAAACCCCGATCACCTGCGCGAGATGGAAAACGCTGCGCGCAAGTTGCAGGAGATCAGTGGGCACATCGCGCAGCAGCGATTCCTGTTCGTCGTCAACGGCGACAAGATCGTCTACTTCCAGTGCGCGACCGACAAGGCGAAGATTCCGGTCGCCGAAGCGCACCCGGACGGCAAGCTGAAGATGGGATCGAATGGCAAGCCGAAGGTGACGATCAAGACGATGAAGAATCCTGATCTCCCGCCGCTCGCCACGAAGGAAGATGAAGCGGCGCAGGACGAAGCGCGGCAGGAGATTCTGCGCACCATCGCCCACGCTCACCAGAAAGCAGCCGAGCGCAAGGCTGCCGCCAACGTCGGAGTGATCGAGCCATGAACTACACGTTTCGCAATCCAACGCTGGCGAGAATGGCGGCGGTGGCCGCGACGCTCGGTCTCAGCATGACGCTGACGACGAAGACGACGACGGCCAACTCCATTCTTGATTCGGAGTACGACACGCTGTACGGCGCGTCGCCCGTGTTCGATGTGCGTACAGGTGCGCCGGCTGGCCCAGACAACGCAGCGGGCGGCTCCTCGCTCGTCGCGATCGTTGCGCCAGCCACCGCGTTCTCGGCTGCGGCAGCCAAGTCGAAGGCGAAGACCGGAACGTGGGCGCTGGCCGCGACAGGCGCCGGCACGGCGGGGCATTTCCGCTTCCGCAACTCTGGCGACACGCATCGTGAGGAAGGCACCATCACGGCCACGGGCGGTGGTGGCGATGCGACGCTCGACAACACGTCGATCGCGATCGGCCAGACCGTGACCGTCGTGACGTTCACGCGCTCTCGGACGTAACGACAGGTGGCACTCTACGATGACGTTGATGCGATCCACGCGCGTCTCGATCTAACCGTAGAACAAAAGTACGCGCAGGCAGCAGCCTTGAAAGCTGCTGCCCTGCGCGATGCCATTCTTGGCGTTGGCGTGATGCCGCAGACGTGGAATTTTTCTTATCTCGGCACGACGTATTCTGTCACGATCACAGGCGTCGTCGCGAACGGCAGCGCGGTCATCATCAGCGGAACCGCGTCCAAGCCAGCGGCCCAGCAAGTGCTGCGCAACATTTTCCCAGTGACGATCATCAACCCGCCATTGCTGATGCCAGATGCCGCAGGCGGCGTGTCTCGTCGTGGGCAGTCGTATAAGTTCGATCTCATCGCGCTCGCGCGGGCAGTCCTGCAAGACGTCATTGTCAAAGGATAACGATGGCGCGCACCGTCATCTTTGCTGGCGTCGAAGACAACTATGTACGGTCTGCTGCTACGGCTGTATACGCGGACGCGCGCGAAGGAACTGGCAGCGCTGCTCTGACGCTTGAAGACCCTACTGGCACTACTGCGAGCATGTCAGTTGGGCAGCGTTCTGGTGGAGACCTACGATGCTATGAAGCATTTTTGCGATTTGACACGTCGGCATGGTCCGGAGCGCCAGATGCCGCGTCGCTGACGCTTGAAGTTGGACTACGCTTTAGCGAAGCCGCGTTTACGCTGGAGGCGCGCGGCTACGACGCTGGCGCAACAGTCACAACCTCGACATTTCGGGCAGGGTCAACGCTTGGCTCGCTGCCGGCCGGTGGTTCTGTTGCCATCCCTTCCGACATTGGTGCTGCCACACCCTACGCGATTTCGCTCGACCCAAACGTGGTCGTTGGTGGCGGGACGACAGGATTCGTCGTCTTTGCTGAAAACCAACGAACCAACGTATCGCCATCAGGAACAGAATCGTGTTCCATCACTTCTGCTGATGCGGCCGGGACAACCAGTGATCCAAAACTCACGCTGGTCCGAGGCGTCTACGTCCGATCGACTGGAGCAGTCGGAAGCGTAGCCAGCGGCGATCTCACGCTTGCCTATCCAGCGACGATCGTCGCCGGGGATCGCTTTGTTGCGGTCATCACGAGCCTCGACAACGTTGCTGGGTCTTCGACTGGGTGGACATCGAAATCCGGCACGAACAACGGCACGGGGCTGCGAACGGAAGTCTTTTACAAGACGGCGGCGGCAACTGGATCGGAGACTGGATCGGTCACGTTCACGCGCGCGAGCGGCGGCAGTGCGGTCGGTCGCATCTTCGCGATTGCCGGCGCACTGAGTTCTGGTGATCCGATCGAGGCGATCACCGGCAGCGCAAACGCATCGAGCGCCACCGTCACGTTCTCGACCACGACATCGCTGACGAACGGATCGCTGATGTTCGCGGTTGCGTCGTCGGTCGGGTCGAACACATCGGGCGTGCCGAGTGGGACCGATCCAACATTCATCGAAGAAACGGACGATCAGTACGATCCACGACTGTTCCGCTCTGGCATCTCGGCCATCAACCAGTCAGCCGCGAGTGCCAACGTCGTCGTTCCGCTCCCAGCAGGCGCGGTTGCGGGTGATTTTTGGTACGCCAGCTTCAACGTCAAATCCGGAACACTCACGGTCAGTACCGTGCCGACTGGATGGGCGCAGGTTGGCACGCCACAAGGTAATTTGGCCGCATCGCCAACATCACGGCTGCACTCGTATTGGGTCGTCGTAACCTCGACGCATGTCACGGCAGGCTCCGTCACGTTCGTGCTCTCTGCCGCAACGGCGAAAACATCTGGGATTTCCGAAACGTGGCGCGGGCAACACGGCACACCAGTCCTGCTCAATGCACAAGCCTCGACGCCAACGTCCGGCTCAACAGCGACGGCGAGCGTCACCGCACCGACACTAACGCCATCGCAAGCGAATACAGTTTCCATCTGGGTTGGCGCACCGTCTACGAACGTTGCGCTCAATTCGCTGCCCACCAACTACACGGGACTCACGACCGGCACGGCGTCTGGCGGAAACGCCACCACACAGAACGCCACACACAGCGGTTATCGTCTCTACCCAGCGAACGGCGTCGCTACGGGCGCGTTGACCGGGACGCTCGCGTCAACGACGACGAGCGCTGCGCGGCACATTATCCTCGCTGCCGCCATTCCTGCGGCGAGCGCAGTGTCGATGGAGACGTCGGACGACAATCGCATCACCGCTGGTGCAGTCAGCGGTCGCACGGCGACCATCTCAACGGCGTCGCTCAATACCGGCGTGTTGTTCGCGATCAAGCCAGAGCCGGTGAGCAGCGGTCTCTCTGCTACGTCGTCGAGCACGCACGGTCGTTCGTCGCTCACGGAACTGGCGGCAGCGCTCGCGCTGACGACAACGGTCATGCAAGGCCGCAGCGGCTCTGCGGCTGGTAGCGTATCGAACAGCATTGATTCCACCAGCGCACACGGTCGCAGCGGCACGGTCGCTGGCGGCGTGTCAAACAGCATCACGTCGAACAGTACGCACGATCGCAGCGGGAGTATCACGGGCACGGTCGTCACGCCAGCAGCCGATATCACGACGTCGGTCACACAGGGCCGCTCCAGCGCAACGATAGCGGCCGTTGCCGCTGATCTGGTCTCCGCGCTCACACAGGGTCGCTCCAGCGCAACTGTTGTAGCGGCTGCCGCTGATTTGGCGTCGGCGCTGACGCAGGGTCGAGCAGGCACAATTACGGGGACGGTCTCGAATGCATTGGCGTCGGCGCTCGCGCAGGGGCGCTCCAGCACAACCGTTGTAGCGGCGGCTGCTGATCTGATCTCCGCGCTCACACAGGGCCGAGCAGGCGCGATCACCGGCACGGTCTCAAACGCGCTGGCGTCTGCGCTCGCGCAGGGGCGCTCTGGCATCACGGCGCTGATCAGCGAAGCGGATATCACGTCGGCGCTCGCGCAGGGGCGTAGTGGCGCGGCAACACTGATCAGCGAAGCGGATATCATCTCGGCGCTGACGCAGGGCCGCGCGAGCGCAACCGTTGCCGCCGTTGCCGCCGATCTCGTGTCGGCGCTCGCGCAGGGCCGATCGAGCAGCACAGCCGGCACGGTGACGGGGCCGGCGTTCCTCTCGGTTGACAGCACATCCCAGCAGGAACGCTCGGGCGTGACCACGCTTGCAGCGGCGCTGGCACTCGCGTCGGCACTCCAGCAGGGCCGGCAGAGCACAACGGTTGTGCAGGCCGTCAACGATCTCGCGTCCACGCTCGCCCATCTTCGCGCCAGCGTCACCGACCTTGATGTTGGCGTCAACGTCACGTCATCGAGCACGCAGAATCGGCAGAGTGTCACCGATCTGTCCGCGCTCGTCTCGATCGTGTCGGCGCTCGTGCACGAGCGTGCGAGCGTCACAGCGATGCAGGCGGCTGCTGATCTCGTGAATGCGAGCGTGCAGGGGCGCGCCGGGAGCGTCACTGGCACCGTGCTCGCCTCGATCATCTCGGCGCTCGCGCAGGGGCGCCAGAGCGTGACGATCGGCGATGTGCAGGGCAATCCGTCTGATATTGACTCCATCAGCACGCACGGCCGGTCGTCGTCTACGAGCCTTCAGGCGCGCATCTCGATCGCATCCGCGCTCGCGCAGGGGCGCCAGAGCACCACGATTGCGCAAGTCGCGAACACTGTGGTCGCAAGCAGCACGCAAGGCCGCGCAAGCCTGACGGCACTGCTCGCGGCGTCCGGCATTACGTCCACCCTGTTGCTGGGGCGACAGGGCACAACGGTTGTGCAGTCTGGCGTGCAGGTCACGTCGGCTGGCAACATTTCGCCAACAGGCGCGATTGCGCTATCGGCGCTCGTGCAGGTGGTGTCCGATCTGATGCAGCAGCGGGGCGGTATGACGCTGCTCACTGCCGTGGCGCCGTACGATCCGATTCTCGTGATTGGCGAACTGCTGCCGATCACGCTGCCGCACGCGCTGGCTGGCCTGCTGCCGGACCCCGTGCTCGACGAGCGCGATCTCCCGATCGCGCTCGTGCCGGTTGATCTGATGATGCTCCTGCGCGACGTTGTGCCTGACGTCACGCTCGTCCACGTTCCCACGATGCCGTCGCTCGTCGCGCGGCAATTCCCATCGGGGTGACCCATGCCAGTGCAAGCGATCACGCCATACAACGACTTGCCGTACAGCGCAAAGCTGTGGGTAGTCGATGTGCCAACGCGCAAAAAGACGCCGTACATGGAAGACGATGTGCGCGCGTATTTGACGAATGACCCGGACCCGGAACTGACGCCACCAGACCCGTCGCTCGTGTGGGACTGCGATCCGCCGTCCGGCACGGTCACGGACTATCTCGTGAACATTCCCGGCATCGATCTGGAGCCGGACGCACTCGACGCTATTGCGATCACCGAGAGCGGGAAGAAATTCATCTTCCTGATCGTCGAGAGCGAAACGACGCGCTCGATCCGCGTCGTGGCGAAGCTGCCGTACTCCCGCGTGCGGTACGTGGTGCCCACATGAAGTGGACACGGCTCGTAGCGCTCGTGATCGTGGCGATCGTGCTGGGGATGTTGGCGGGGATGTGGTGGGTCTCGCGCCGGCAGGATGCCGAGGCCACCCAGCGCGAACAACAGTTGCGCGATTCGCTCGGCGTGCTCGGCGCGCGGTACACGGCGCTGAGTGAGCGCGAGCGGGTGGCCGTCGTCACCCTTCAGGTGTCCAACCGGCTGCTCGACTCGGCGCTCGGGAAGGCGCCTGTGATCGTCTACGTGCCCCGTACACGGACGATTGTCACGCGAGAGGGCAGAGATAGCTCGGCCGTCGATTCCCTGCCCTACGTGGCGAAGGCCGACTACGACACCCTCGCCAGCCGGTGTTCCAACCTTCAGCGCGACTGCGCAACCGTTGTCGCGCTGAAGGACTCGCTCCTGACCGTGCGGTCAGGCGAAGCGGCTACGCTGCACGGGCTCATCGACGTCGGCGCGCGCCGGCTCGATGTCGAGCGGAGACGCAACCGGCTCGTCGTCCTGCGCGGATTCGGTCTCGGGCTCGGCGCTGGCGCGCTCGGCTGCGCGCTCCTCTGCCGGTAGTCCGTGATCCGCGTAATCCGGAGCGCTCAGGATGGGTCCGTCTGCCGCAGCATACACATGAGGCCGCGCCGCGCGCCGCGCTTCAGCGAGCGGGAGCATGGGCGGGAGAGTCCCACCCTCCAGTTCGGTAGCAAGCCGCCTCATCTTTCTCGCCATGTTCATCAACTCGATGGACCATTGATCGAGCGCGTCGGAGAACATGCGAGCCTCGCCGGCCGTCAAGCCCCGCGATTTTACCGCAGTCCAAAGCTGATACTGCTTCTGGCCCATGTGCGCGGCAATCGAGACGCCAGTGAAGTGATTGCCCTTCGCGAAGATAGCGTCTGTGATATCAGCAAACGCTTTAGGTGAAATGCGTGGCTCTTTCTTACTGATCTCAGGCATTTTTTCCTCCAGTGAACGGGATGTCCCATAACGAGAATAGTCTAGTCAATACATATCTGTCAAGAGAGAAGAATAACACACACAAGGCAGTTTCCAAATCGGAATTACGTTCAACTCATTTTCGAGCTTGAAAATATTTCGGTCCCGAAAATCGTCGTGTGTGTGCTATTGCTTCATCAGGTGAACTATTCCACCCCAGATGACCGAGGGGGTTGACTCCTGCGTCAGACTGACTATGATTAGGTCATCAGCAGTTCACTGAACGGACAGTCCACTGGAGGAGACGTGGGACTCTATATCAACGACACGCCGGCAGGACCACTGCCGGTCAAAGGCAAGGCGAAGTTTCTATTGGAGCATGTTCCCGGCACCGAACTGATCGAGCCGAGGCCGATGTTCTGGCGCGAGAATCTGGTGTGCGTCGTGGACAACGGACCATTCGAGGCGGCGGCGTACTGCGACACGCCAGAGGAGTTTCGCGTGTTCAACGACCCGCGTGATCCGCGACCGAAGTGGTGGCTGGTCGTCTTCAACGCAGCGGAGTTGGCGCGCTAATGCCCCGCCCACTCAACCCAGAGCGCAAGCTGAAGCGCACGGTCTTCACGTTACGGAATCAGGTGTTGACCGTCGAGTTGGAGCAGCACGGCATTCGCCTGCGCGAGAAAGGCCGGAAGACGAGCTACCTGTTGCCGTACGGGCACGCATTCCTGCGTGCCGCCGATCTCCATGCGCGCGAGCTACGGCGCGAGAAGGCGCTGCAACGGAAGCTGCGCAGGGAAGCTAAATCACGGGGGGAAATCTGATGACGAAACCAGCAGATATGGCTGACCACGCGCTCGCGGCAGAAATTGCATCGCTGAAACTGAAGCGCATGTTTTCGACCGATGATGTCATGCGGTTGCGTGCGCTGACACAAGAGGCATCGAAGCGAGCGACGCGCCGTCGTCAGCAAGCCGAGGAGGAAGCGCGTGAGGCGCGTGCAGCGCGTCGTCGGCGCGAGGAAGACGAGGAGTTGCAGCGTCGGCGTCGCCAAGCTGACGAGGAAGACCGAAACGCATTGGACGTGTCCAACTTCATTGATTTCGGTGGAAGCAGCACCGACACAAGCAGTAGCAATGACACTGGTTTTGGCGGTGGTGGCGGATTCTCTGGCGGGGGTGGAGGCTCAGACTGGTAATGGATCAACATGAGGGTCGTATCCATCCGGAGCGTTCAGAAGTAGCCGTCGTGATCGTTGACGGCGGCAACGTTGACGCACTCGTGCAGCGCGCGCTGGCGCAGAAGCACGACCTTCAGCACGCGCTCTTTCCGGCGCTCACGGGCTGCGCGTGCTACACGAAAGACATCCACCACTGTGTGATCTGCGGCAAGTCGCTGGAGCCGGTACGCGAGCACGTCGATACGTGCGGCGAGCGATGCTTCAAGCGTCTGTGCCGGATGACAGCGGAGAGCTACGTATGAAGATCAAAAGCGTAAACGTTGTCGTGAGTCTCGAAACGACCAGAGGAGATCGTGTGTACGACTTCGATAACACGTTCGATGCTGCGATGTTCCTGAGTCGTGTCGAAAAAGCAGAGACAGCGCAGGCGTTCGGTTCCGAGAGCGCGGTCGCGCCGCTGCTCGGCTGGAGCCGGAAATGACAGCGCCACCAACCGTTGTGCGTCACGAGCCGGGAACGCCATGGACGCGTGCCGCCATGCTGGACCTACTCGATCGCAGTGACGTCGCTGTCGAGCGCGCGCTGCTCGTGCTCTACGCACGCCAGACGACGGACGAGCAGCAGGCCGGCGCGACGACAGAGCACAATGGCCGTGGATGGGGCTCTGTTGGATCGGGCATGCTCACGAGCATGGCGCAGCAGGTGGATCGGTGGCGCTTCCGCGCACCAGAGGGACAACGGTTGACGGACAAGCAGCGGGTATTCGTCCGGAAGCAGGTGAAGAAATACGTCGGCCAGCTAGTCGAGGTTGCGAATGCGCGACTCGGGCTGGAGACGCCACGCGAACCACGGAGGAGACGCAATGACGAAAACGCAGAACCGTCCACTGAGTAAGACGCAACGCGACGTGATCGATCTGATGAAGAACGGGTGGCAACTCGCGACTAACGGCGGAATTGACGGCGGCGCATGGATTCAGAAAGGCGGTGCTGGTCGCGGCGGTGAGTCAAAGACCGTGAACATGCAGACCGTGCATGGGCTCTATCTGCGTGGGGTGATTCGTCAGGCCGGCAAAGGGCCGGGGATTGGTCACGTCTACGCGCTCACGGAGAAGGCGAATGGGCTTTAATCGTGCAGCGACCAACCGTGAGATCGCACAGCGGCTGGACGCGGTGCGTGCGCAGATCGGTCGCATCCATGACGAAATCTCGTTTCTAACGGCGATGGTGAGTGTGCAGCCGATGGATGACCAGTTCAACAACTACGACGTGAAGGATCGGATCACGATACTCTCGATGGCCGTCAGCAACAACGCGGCCGAGATGGACAAACTCTGGAAACTCACACGCGGATAGCCGATGCCAGCGAGACGCGCACCATCACAAACTGAACGGACACTGTACGGCACTGCGCGGCCAGTCGTGACGCTACGGCAAGTCTCTCTTGCGATAATCGATCCGGACGGATTCGACCCAAGCGATCTGCCGGATGATTTCGTGCAGAGCATCCGTCGCTTCGGTGTGTTGCAGCCGGTGACGCTGCTGGAGCATCCGGTACCGGATGCGTACACGTACAAGATCATCGCCGGCCGGCGCCGCGTGGCGGCAGCGTTTCGGGCTGGGCTCCTGTTCATTCCAGCGACGGTCTTGCCGCGTGAGACGCCAACAACGGTTGTGGCGGCGATGATGCTGACGGAGAACTACCAGCGGGGCGAGAATCCGATCGTCGATCTGCGCGCGATCCAGATACTCGTCGCGGCTGGCGTCCAAGAGACGGAGATCGCACGGCATCTCGGCATGTCCGTCTCGCAGGTGCGTTCCCGTCGCGCGCTGGCGAACCTGACGCCAGTGATGCGGAACGCGCTCGTGCGCGGCGAACTGAGTGTACGGCTCGCGAATCAGGTCGCACGCATGCCAGCGTCGTCACAGCGTGCGCTGCGTCGCATCTGGGGTTCGTCTCACGAGGATGAGATCACGCCAGCGATGGTGGAGCGAGCGGCGGGCCAGCACGACCCAGAGTCGGCGATGGATACGGTCGTCGAGCTAACACGGCCGGCGCCGAATACGTTTCAGATAACGGGGCTGTCGTTCGATCACGAGCCAGAAAGAACATGGCTGTCAACGCCATTGCAGGCGCCAGCGATCACGCGCATCAACGATCATCTGATTGAAGCAGACGGTCAGCGATTCATCAGCTTCCAGCATCATCAGGACATTGTGCAGCGGCTGGAGAATCGCATCGCGACGGCGCGGGCTGCCGTATCAAACGTGACTGGTGTCGAGCCGGTTGCTGGTACGCAGATGATGCGCTACAACAACGCGACGTACATCACACTGGAAGAACACAACCGGCTCGTGACGGAAGCGACACGGCGCCGGCAGCCGGTGGAGAGTGCGACAGAACGACGGTCGCATGTGCAGCAAGCCATCGAGCGAGCGCGTCGAGAAGGATTCGCTGAAGGGCAGCAGAGTGTGGCGCCGCAGCCGGCTGCACGCATCCAAGTGCCGAACGGGCTCACTCGGGAGGAGATCATTGAACGCATCGCCAGCGATCGGTCGTATACCAACGCCATCGCGCTGATCGAGGCAGCGGTGCGTGCGATGCCAGCCGAGCCGAATCGCCGGTCCGATGAATTGCACGAGGCACTGGGGCTCGTGCGGGATATGGTGGCGCATGCCGCGTAGACAATACACGCTCGATACCGACGACAAGCGGCTGATCGACGATGCGAAGCATGCGGTGGCTGGCGGCTCGATCCGGAAGCTGGCGAAGGCGCTGCATCGGAGCGAGCCGTACCTGCGGCATGTGCTGGCCGGCCGTGCGAAATCACTCGACGACGCAACGCGCAAGCGGCTGCAACATCTGATTGTGCGCGAGCTAGTACGGAGCCGATTGATGCGCGAAGACGAGCGATGGGCGACGCGTGCAGCCGTGGTCATGGATCATGTGCTGACGTGCCCCGATTGTCTGATCGATGTGGTACTCGGGAAAGGCGACAGACACTTCAAGCAGACAGTTGTGGATCGATACAGAAACCGCTAGATTGAATCACGTTCACTGAGGGGGTACGATGTCCACCAAGCATCTGTTCGTGTACGGAACATTGAAGACGTATGGCGACGAGCCTAGATCACCGCTAATGGCGTGGGGCGAGGTTGGTCCGCACATTCCTGCGGTCGTCTATGGCTACACGCTGTACCTGCCAGAGCATCGCGCCTATCCGATGGCGTTCACTGACGACACACTGACCGAAGACCGAAAGATCGTGCAGGGTGAAGTCGTCGAGTTGGATAATCCAACGCGCATGCTGGAGTTGCTCGACATGTACGAAGGCGTGTCGCGCGGGCTCTATCGTCGTGAGTTGACGGAGGCGTATCTGGAGAACGGCGAGCGCGTCGATGCGTACATCTACGTGGCGACGATCGAGACGATCGAGGAGTCGCGGGCGACACCGATCGGGACGTTCTGGTCGCGTGCGGCATTTCCGAGGGCATCACGATAATGTGCGGACTGGCAGGTATTCTCAGGCAGGCTGACGGCAACTCGCTGGAGTTGGCGCGCGAGATGACGGATCAACTGGTGGGCACGATCGAGGATCGTGGCTCCCATGCGACCGGCATCGCGATCACGCACATCGATGCGTTCGACAACCCGTTCGTCTGGAAGACGGCATCCAAGGCGTCCGTCGTGCGCGCGAGCGAGCCGTGGCAGAAGATTCTCGATCAGGAGATCGACGCGTCCACGGTCGCGATCCAGTTGCACACGCGCCGTGCGTCGCACGACAACGCGTCGCGTGACGACTGCGCGCACCCATTCCAGATCGGCAACGTCGTTGGGTGCCACAATGGGATCATCAGCAACTGGAAGAAAGTCGAACAACGGTTGGTGAAGGACAAGCTGGTGGCTGCGCAGAAGCTGAAGTGGAAGGTGGACTCAGAAGCGGTGTTCGCGCTGCTCGACGTCAACGAAGACCCGCTTGCGGCGCTGGAGCAGGTTGAGGGGTACTTCGCACTCTCATGGACGAAGGGCGAGCATCTGTATCTGGCGCGCTCGCAGCAGGGTGTGCTCGCGTACGCGTGGATTCCGAACATGAAGATGCTCGTCTGGAATTCACTAGGCACCAACATCGTGCGGGTGTTGAAGCGCCACGGGTTCAAGCCAAAGGACTACACGATTCGTGAGCTACCGGCTGACCGCGCGCTGCGCATCAACATGGCGCGCTTCGCGCAGGGCCAGCCGGCGCAGAAGACGCTGGAGGCGGATCGGTCGTGGGGCACGCTCGCGATCTCGCGCGGAGATGCGGAGCGGTGGACTGGCTCGTCATCGCGTGAGTCGTATTCGATGGACCAGATGCGCCCGTATACGAGGGAGTCGGATGAGCCGGCGAAGTTGATCTCACTGCGCGACCTTCAGGACCGCATTGAGAAGCTAGAGGCTCGCGTCCAGACGTTGCAAAAGATCATCGTTGACCAGAAGTTGCGTGCGGTCGAGGAACAACTTTCACTGGATATGCATGCCTACTAATCGTCTGTACGCGCCGTGGATGGGCCGGAACATCGGGATCGAGATCGAGATCAACAAGCAGCGGCGGAACCGCAGGGCGCTGCAAGCGCGCTCGCTCAAAACGGCGGTTGCGAACGCGCTGTCTGACGTCGGGGCGCCAGCGCGCTATCTCAACCCGCGTGAGGTTGGGTGGTACAAGAGCGACGGCAATACATGGGACGTCAAGACGGATGCGACGTCCGGCTGGGAAGTCGCGAGCCGTGCGCTGCAACTGAATGCGGAAGGACAGAACGAGGAGCTAGAGCGCGTCTGCCATCACTTCGCGGCGCTCGATCCGGTGGTGAACAACTCGTGCGGCCTGCACATGCATATCGAGACGCGCGATCTCTCGTGGGCGCAGGTGCAGAATCTCGTGTGGCTCTGGGCGCGCTACGAGCCGTTCTGGTTTTCGCTCGTGCCGCCGTACCGGCGCGCGCGCTCGTACTGCGCGCCGCTCTGTACGTACGAGTTGGATGGGCAGCCGAGTTTTCATTGGACCAACGTCCATCGGATGATCACGGGCGCGCGCGATCACGCCAACCCGGACAATTGGCCGCGCATCGCACTCAACCTGCGCCCGTGGTGGCACTCTGGCCGGATCGAGGTTCGCTTGCACCACGGCACGATCAGCTATCAGGAGATGCGCGAATGGGCGATGCTCATGCTGTCGCTCGTTGAGCGTGCGAAGACGAACGTGGCGCTGGAGCCGTACGTGCCGCGCCAGCGCATGCGGGCGATCGACACGGAGTACGTGGGCGCGGTGCTCGGCCTGCGTGAGCCGCACGCGCATCCGGTCACGCGCGATCTGATGCAGTGGATCGAGAATCGGCGCATCGCGTGGAATCCGGAGTTGGAGAGCAGACGGCTCGATCTGGACCCGTTGGCGCGCATCCGGACGCTGGCACATGCGCCAGCGTCGCGGATGCCGTCAGCGGCAGCACAACGGTTGCGCGGTCAGGTGAATCCGCTCGTGATTACGCAAGATCAGACGGTCACCGCTGTCGAGCAGCAGCGTATAGAGTTGCTGCGCGCGAACCGGCGCGCAGCGCGCGGGAGAGTGCGATGATCATGTTCACCACAAGTGACGGCCTGATCTTCGAGGGGAAGACGTTTCAGGCGGTCGTGCGGAAGATGGCGCGGCTCAATTGGAGTCGGCCAGAGCCGAAGCGACGGTACATGGAAGACGTCGTAGTGCGCGTGCAAGACATGACTGGCTTGCCATTTCCAACAAAGAAACTCGGCGCGACAACGTTCCTACTATATCTGGAATATGCTGGTCTCGGAGCGTTGCGCGTGACTGACTGATCGAGTAAATTGCAGAGCGTTCACTGAAGGGCAGTGCGTTGGAGGCCGCAAGGCGCGTACTGCGTTTACCGCCACATTGGAGAGAATATGTTTCTCATGGCGACGTTGGACGATGGCCGTCAGGTCATCTCAGAGTTCGACAAGCTGTCGAAGGTGCAGCAGTACGCACAGAAGGTGTTCAGTGGGACCGATACGTTCAATGCATGGAAAGTCGTCTCGCGCGTGCATCCGGCGTCTGGCGAGGCGGTGCTGATTCGAGAGCGCGAAGTCATCTCGGGGCGACACATCGTCTCGGTGCAGCAGGTGGTGCCGAAGTCGGACCTGACGGTGCCGCACGACTACGAGCCGTCGCGCTTCCAGCCAGCGCTCGTCACGAAGGAAGGGGAGCACGGGCTGTGGCGCGTGCCAGCCAGCACCGTGATCGAGCGTGAGGGCGTGATCGCGACGCCGGATGTGGACTATCCGGTCCATCGCGATCCGCGTTACCTGCGCGACTACGTGATCCTGCGCGCTGGCAACGAAGGCGATGGGATCGAGGAAGTGCGGTACTACACCGACGATCGTCCGGCGCCAGCAACGCCGAGCAGCGAGGAGTCGCCTGTGGGCGAGGGATTCGACGACGACGATCTCGACGACGATCTCGACGACGGCGAGGAAGTCTGGTAAGTAAGACCCGTGCAGGGCACAACCGTTGTGCCCTGCACGTTTCACGTTCACTGTTGAGGAGGGATCACATGGCTCGAAAGAACAGGCTGTCGCTGGTGCTGGAGAATCCGAACATCCCGGCTGACGTCAAGATTCCGCGCGAGGAAGACGTCGAACGGATGCGGAAGGTGATCGAGGCCGACTCGCTGCTCGTGCCGGGAAAGCTGGTCTGTGCTGCGGCTGGTCACTGCGCGGTCGGTGCGCTCATCTTCGCAACCGGCATCAGCAACACGCGCATCGCGCGTGAGTCGTCATCGCCGGTCGAGTTCTCGCGCACGATCGCGCAACGGTTGTACGACTGGTATCGTCTCGACATGGACGTCGCGACATTCATCACCACCCTGAACGACATTCCTGCGCTGAAAGGCATGGGACAGACCAAACCGTATGGTCAGTACGCGCAGCATCTGCCGGACGCTCTCGATGCAGAGTTGGCCGAGGCGTACGAGCGCAGCGAGATTTCATTGGCGCATGTGTATGCGCCGGCCGACGAGGAGATCGAGGCTCGTCGCACCGTCGTGTTGGACGGCATCAACTTCGCCACCACCGCACAGCGTGAGCTAGGCGTGGAAAGCGGCTGGATGCAGTTTGGGTACGACGAGTTCCGGCTGACCAACGGGCACTATGATCGCATCACGGGCGCGTACGTTCGAACGCCACGCGTAGACCTGACCGAACGCTTGGCCGACTATGAGCCAGCACTCCCGCAACCCGCCTAGCACACACTCGTGCCACCAACGATCCAGCTAAAGATCGATGCAATGTATGGACGGCTCTATGTCACGGGGCCGTCCATGCAGGTGCTATCTGGGCTCCCCGGCGCGGCGGTCAATCCCAAGCGCCGTGCCGTGGAGTTGTCGCTGACGCTCGAAATGCTCAGAGCGATGCGGCAGGAGTTGGGGGTCTCGAAAGCACAGTTTGCGTCGTACTGCACGCCGGGAGTCATTGCGTGGTCGAAGGCGGCAGCCAAGAGTGAGGAGTTTGTTCGCGAGCTACACGAGAAGCTGGAGACCGGCTGGCGTCCGGAGTTGCCGTGGTTGGACAATCGTGCAGGGACGCCAGCCGATCCATCAGCCGATGAAGAATACGTCGAGTACACGGCCGAAGGCGTACGCGTCTGGAAGTATCGTGGCGAGTACAACCATCAAGCGATCATGGCTGCGATGGGGCTCGGGCTCGACGGCTGCGCTATTCTGGGCGAAGTCGGCACGGGCAAGACGCGCGCGGCCTACGAAGTCATGCGCGAGCTACTGCACTCTGGTGATCTCGATGTCGTGATCGTCGCGGGCAAGAAAGCGACGCTCGACAGCGTGTGGGAACTGGAAGCGGAGGAGTGGACGCGCGACATTAAGCCGATCCTCCTCAGAGGGCCGGTGCCCGAGCGGATCGAGATGATCAAGCGTATCGCGCGCGGCGAGCGTGTCGTGCCCGAAGGGTTCTATCCGGTCGTGCTGATCAATCACGACGTGCTGCGGTTGATGGAAGACGAGTTGTTGCTGCTCATGCGATCGAAGAAAACCGGGATCGTGATCGACGAGTCGCAGAAGTTGCGCAACCCGGATGCGAAGATGACGCAGAGCGGCATGCGGCTCGCCAACGCGGCGCGCTGGCGCATGATCATGACGGGATCGCCGGTCATCCGTGGAGAGCAGGACGTGTGGTCGCAGTGGTACATGGTCGATCTCGGCGTGACGTTCGGGCCAAACTTCGTGCAGTACCGGCGCGAATGGCTCGTCGAGAATCCGTACACGTTCAAGGTGTCCGTTAAGAACGAGCAGGCGCAGACGGAGATCGGGCTGCGCATGCGGCGGCGCGGCTACCGCGTGACGAAAGAGATGGGCATCCCCGATCTCCCGCCGCGCGTGTGGCAGAAAGAACTGGTCGAGTTGACCAGAGAGCAGAAGCGGGCGTACGAGGAGCTAGAGCGCGATCTGGTGACGGCGCTGTCGGAAGAATCCGATCAGGTGGCGACGGCGGCGAACCAGTTGACGATGATCTTGCGGCTGTCGCAAATCACGAGCGGATTCGTCACGGACGATCAGGGCGAGACGTTCACGTTCGATCCAAACCCGAAGCTGAACGCGCTGCAAGAGTTGGTCGAGGAGAACGTGCCGAACGGCAGCATCATCATCTGGGCGTGGTATCGACAGGACGTCGAACGCATCGCTCGCGCGCTCAGTGAGTATGCGCCAGCGGTCGTCTACGGTGGGCAAGGGGACACGGCGCGGCGGAATCATGTGCGCCGGTTCGTCGGCCGAGAGACGCCGATCATGGTCTCGAATCAGGCGTCTGGTGGCGTGGGAATGAATTGGCAGATTGCGCCGCTCGCGATCTACTACTCACAGAACTACGATCTGGAAAATCGTTTGCAGTCCGAAGGGCGCAACCATCGCGGCGGCTCACAGATGCACCAACAGGTGACGTACATCGATCTGATGGCGACTGGGACGAGCGATGAAATCGTGCTCGACGCGCTGAAGCACAAAAAGTCCGTGGCCGATGCCGTGGTCGATCTACGGCGTCACATCGGGCTCTTACCGCTCGCTGCGTAGCGAGCATCACTATCACACGAGGGAGCAATGCCGAGAGAACGAGCAGCAGTAGAAGGCGCGGAGTCCACTGACACCACGACCGAGAGTGCGCCGCGTACGCGCAAGCCACGCGCGAAGAACGGCACGCGGAAGCCGCGCGCGTCGAAGGATCGGTTCATCGTATCCGTCGAGATCGAGACCACGAAGGCCGGTCTCGCGGACGTGAACCAGTTCGTCGATTCATTGCAGGCGGAAGGCACGACGGCGCGCATCAAGAGCGTTCACGGGAAGGAGTAACGTCACGAGGGGCGCACAACGGTTGTGCGCCCCGCTACTCGTAGGGGAGTAATCATGCCACGGAGTTGTCCGATCATCGGCTGTACGAGAGTGCCTGAAACTGGGCATCTCATGTGTAAGCCGCACTGGTTCGCCGTTCCACAACCGTTGCGCAATGCCGTCTGGAAGACGTACGATCATGGACGTGGATTGCTGACACCGGAGTACGCGAAGGCTCGGAACTACGCCATCGCATCCGTCAACCGTGAGCGAGTCGGGAGGTAACGATGGCGAAGTCGAAGCGCCAGCTTGCAGACGAGGCATACGAGCGGAACGAAGCGCGGCGCGCGAAGTCGCTGCAACTCGACATCGAGCATCCGATCTGCCCAGACGATCCGCCGTGCGACGAGTGCGTCGAGCGCACAACCGTTGTCGATCGTGCGCCACTCGTCTGCCCGAACTGCAACAAGGACATGCACGACGCGTTCGGCGGGGCGTGGACGCCGGTCATCCGGACATTCACGTTCTCGTACTCGCACAAGCTGCAATGCGGGCACTGCGCGTACCTGCTCCACGTAACCGAGGAAGTGTGGAACGCCGTGCGCAACGAACGCTATCAACGCGTTGGTATTTCAGACGTTAAGCCACCGCCGAAACCGCGTGGTGAGAAGCGTGTCAGGGGTGCTGGCTGACACTGCTTGACGACTCCCAGCCCGAGTAGTACCATCCGGACCCGTTCACTGTTTCAACGGCGCGTCGCGTCTGCCCTGCGCCGCAACTGCCAACGATCATGGAGAGAGCAATGCCATCGTCAACACCCGCAGGACCGCAAGACGAGCGCGCACCGGGAACGTCGCTCGCGCATCTGATGTCTGACGAGCAGAGAGCAGAACTGCTCCGTGTGCAGGCATCGAGCATCCATTCACCGATCGATCTGACGCAGGTGAAGATGCTCAGTTCCGGCGCCTGTCAATTCGAGTTGACGGACAAGCCGGGAAAGACGTTTCAGGAATTCGAGGGGATGATCCTGCACGCGCATCCGTCGAACGTGCTGTGGGACAAGCCGTACGGCACGGCGCCGGACCCGAACAACAAGCTGTCGTCACTGCCAGCGTGCAGCAGCAACGATGACGAGTACGGCATTCCGCGCGAAGGCTTTGCGCACGAGGGACTGCCGGCTGGTCAGGTGGGCGATGGCATCCTGAAAGTCGCGTGTGGGACATGCCCGTACAACCAGTGGGGCACGGGACACAAGCTGGTGGCATCGCCGAACAAGAGTCCGCGTGGCAAGGCCGTGACGAACCAGCGGCGCATCTACATCCGGCTTCCCGATCGGCTGGCACCCGTGGTGCTCGTCGCGCCGCCCACATCGGTGCCGGCGTTCGACGAGTGGGCCAACGGGCTGCTCGATCAACTGATTCCGTATCAGACCAAGATCGTGAAGTTCAGCCAGCACAGAGCCGGTCCGGCGCACAACCCGTACGCCGTGCTCGATTTCTCCATCGTGCGCGATGCGGAGCCCGAGGAGTTTCAAGCGGCGATGGCGCAGCGTGAGCGGTATCGCACGACGCTGTTCCCACCCGCCCCGGTGACGGCGCAGGTGGTCGAGGCCGAACCCGGAGAAGCGGCGGAAGACGACGACATTCCGTGGTAGCACAACGGTTGGTGGTAGGGGGAGTGGGCTACCCGTAAGGGCGCTCTGGTTGCTTGGGTTTCTGAGGGGACCAAGTGATTAGGAAAACTCCAACCCTACCACCATCCTACCGTTCGTTCCCCTGTCACTCGCCCCAGCAATGACGTCGCTCGACGAATTGGTCGTTCGCATTCGCGACCGCATCGACTACGCAGCCATCTTCGCGGAACTGCTGCCGTCGATGCGTGGTCGCGGGAATGAGCGCATGGCGCTCTGCCCTTTTCACGACAACACCGATACGCCGTGCTTCTCAGTCAATGTGAGGGACGGTCTGTATTTCTGTCACAACCCCGTGTGCGGTGCGCGCGGGGACATCTTCGATCTGTACCGGAAAAAGCGTTCACTCACATTCACGGAGGCAGTCAATGAGATCGCTGATCGACTACATCTCGACACATCCCGTTCCGTTTCTCATCCTCGCGGCTATTCTGTCGCTGGTGGTGATCCTACGCGTCGTCGCTCGTCGGAAGACGTCTTGGCAGCGTACTTGGAACGAGAGCAACATCCGGCCGCATCGAACGGTCACCAACCCGCCGCGCCCGATCGGGGAAGTGAAGTCAGTCCCAACGGACATCCGGTCGCATCTCCATCCGACAACGGAGCACAAGCGCCAGCTTCGCGCCAACGAACACGGGTGGCTTCCGGAGGATCGGACGAACGGCTAACGATTGACCCGTCGATTCCAGAGGCATTCCATGCGCGGCTACTCGCAACGCCAGACCATGTTGACTACCTCGCGACGAAGCGAGGCTTATCGCATGGCAGTATCGAACGCTACATGCTGGGGCATGACGGACGCCGATTCACGATTCCAGTGCGCGATACTGACGGCGCCATCGTCAACATCCGGCGCTACGATCCGAATGCGAAGCAAGCGCATGAAAAGATGGTCTCGTGGCGCACGGGCTACGGCGAGGCGCGCTTGTATCCGCTGGATCAATGGGAAGCAACTGGTCCCATCTATCTGTGTGAGGGAGAATGGGACACTCTTGTTTCGCGGCAGTTGGGGCTCAACGCGTACACTACAACGGCTGGCGCAGGAACTTGGCGTGACGCATTTACGCCGCTGGTCCGTGACCGGGATGTCGTCATTTGCTATGATGTGGACGACGCAGGACGAAAAGGGGCAGCCAACGTCGCCAGAGAGATTCACGGCACTGCGGCAAGCATTAAGGTCGTGCAGTTGCCACTGGCGTACAAGCCGACGCACGGACCAGACATCAGCGACTACTTCATTCTGCACGGACACTCGATCGACGACTTTCATTCGATCGTGGGGAGCACACCGCTGTATGTGCCCAGCGAATCAGACGCCATCCCGATCGCGGATCAGGAACCGACACTGGTCCATCTGTCGCGCGCGACAGAGAAGCAATACTACAACAAGCCGATACGCGTCAATGTCATGGTATCGGGCAAAACAACTGCGCCGTATCTGGTCCCGCACGAGGTAAAGCTGTCGTGCCGGATGCCGGGGCTGCCGATGTGCGAGCGGTGTCCCGTGGGGCGGAAGGCCGGCTCGATGACGCACAAGATCGAGTTTGCCTCGAATGAGATTCTGCAATTCATCAACGTCCCAGACGCGACGCTGGGGAAGCAGATCAAAGGCAAGGTCGGCGTGCCGTCCAAGTGCCGGTTCGTCGAGCAGACGGTCGTCGATGCGCTCAACATCGAAGTCATGCAGATGATTCCGGAAGTCGAGCGCGGCAGCGAGAACGAAGGGACGTACGTCACGCGCGAAGCGTACTACATCGGACACGGGCTCCAAGCCAATCGGAGCTACGTGATGAACGGCGTGACGGTGCCAGAGCCACGCCGGCAACTTGCCACCCACCTGATCTATGAAGCCGTTCCTGCCCAGTCGAACATCGATGCGTTCCAACTCACGGACGCAATCACGGAGAGACTACGTGCCTTTCAACCAACTGGTGCAGGCGTACAGGGACTGTGGGATCGACTTAACGGCATTTATCACGACATCGAGGGGGTCACCCGCATCTATCAGCGGCGTGATCTCATGCTTGCCGTCGATCTCGTCTACCACTCCCTCATCGGGTTCACCTTTCAAGGCGAGGCGCTGAAGCGTGGATGGTCAGAAGCACTCATCATCGGCGACTCTCGCACTGGTAAATCCACCATCGTCGAGCGAATGCAGTTGCATTACGGTGCTGGAGAGTTTACGACAGGAGAGAATACATCATTTGCTGGTCTTGTCGGCGGACTTCATCAAGTCGGCACCAACTGGGCCCTGCAATGGGGTCGCGTACCGCTCAATGATCGCCGACTGCTGGTGATCGACGAGGCGGGCAATCTGTCGCAGGATCACATCGGGCGCATGTCGTCGATGCGATCGAGTGGCATCGCGGAGATCGTGAAGATTCACACGGAGAAGACATTCGCCCGCACACGATCGATCTGGATTACGAACCCCAGAGGGAACAAGCCGCTCTCGTTCTATTCGCAAGGCGTGCTGGCGGTCAAGGAAATGATCGGCGCCCCAGAAGACATCGCGCGATTCGATCTCGTGCTCACCGCAGCCACCGATGACGTGCCGCTGTCGGTCGTCAACGCGACACGGGAGTATCGTGAGCCGGCAATCTTCACGGCGGAACTGTGCCACCAGCGCGTGATGTGGGCGTGGTCGCGGAAAGCAGATCAGGTGGTGTGGGCCGCTGATGCCGTCGATGCGGTGCTCGCCGTCGCGATGCGGCACGGTGACACGTATCGGTACGGGACCGAGATTCCGCTGGTCGAGCCGAACGAGCAGCGCATCAAGATCGCACGGCTCGCCGTGGCAACGGCGGCGCTGTTCTTCTCAACGGATGACGACGGGAACGTGGTCATCGTCAAGCCAGAGCATGTTGAGTTCGTGGGACAGTTCTTGGATACGATCTACTCGAAGCCGTCGCTCGCGTTCACGGAGTACGCCGGCAACATGAAGCGCCGGTACGAGATCACGGGCGATGACGAGGTTGCGCGCATCATGCGCAGCAACGACGGCGCGGTCAGGGCGATGCTGGAGCAGGAAGCATTCAGCCTGCGCGACATTACCGAGATTCTGGGCATCGAAGATCGGAATGCGCTCAGGACCGCCGTCTGGACGCTCCGGAACGTCGGATTCTTGCGGAAGGGGGCGAACAACAACTACGTGAAGACCCCAGCGGCGATCCGGTGGCTCCGAGACGAGATCGCACAGCGGTCAGGGCGTTCCCTTGACGGCGACGGGTTTGGAGGGCTTACAGGGCATTCTAGGGGCAATGGCGCCCGCCCTGACGCGAACAGCGAACCGGAAGAACCGGAGTGGTAGCCATGCCGAGTAAGCTGTTGATCGAGCGCGGGAAGTGTGGGGGCGATCTGGTGTGTGTCGATACCTGCTATGGGATGACTGGCGGGCGCAAATATGTCTGCCGGTCGTGCCAGAGTTACATCGTCGTTGGTCGTGATACGCGTCCGGAGTATTGCATGGCAGAAAGGGTTGCGCCGAGCCCCTAAAAAGGGTACTATTCTTGGCGTTCACTGTAGGACCAATTCACTGACAAGGGGGACAACTGATATGAGTAGAGAGCAGGAGCAGGCCGTCAAAGACGAATACGCGCGTCGTGGCTTTAGCGTCTACAACGTGGAGTCATCGCGCATCGGCCGGTCGTTACTGGCGTTGCTCGGCAAGGCGCCAGTCGAGGGTGTCGATCCGACGCAAGCGGCCCTTCGCGAGCTGGTCGAAGATGCTGGCATGTACACCATCGACACGCTGCCATTCGACATGAAGGTCGCCGTCACCGCTGACGGGCCGGCATTGCCGAAGACGCTCGACGAAGAAGTGCGGATTGCGTTTTGGCCGGCACATGGGCTGGGACCATTCGAGTTCGATGCCGCGTCCAGCGCCGTCGTGTTCGCGTTCGTCGATGGGCTGATCGCCGAGCCGGGGAACGTCAACGGAGCGCTCAACGCGGCGCGTACCACGCAGAAGGCTGTCGAGGCGCAGCGCGAGGAAAGCCGGAAGCTGCCGCGCAACGCCGCTGAAGCGGCTGTCATCGAGCACTACGCGCAGTATGGCTACGACGTGTTCCAGATGGGGCCCGTCCGCGCGCTGCGCAAGAATTTCGAGGGCGGGTGGCATGCCATCACGGTGCCGAGCGAGAACGACACGCGCGGCGATCTGCCGCAGTCGCTCGATGAGCCGGTCGAGGCCGCGCTGCATCTGGATATCGGCATCAGCGGCACCAGCAGCACGGCGGTGGCGTCAGCGACAAACAGCCACACCGCGATCGAGGCGGGCGAGAAAGCGATCGAGACCCGGAAGCGCATGCTCGCCGAGCGTCCGGTGCCGCGTACGCGGAACGGGCAGGCGGTGCATTGATGATTCAGGAGTTGGAAGCGTTGGTGCTCTCGTGGGCCGAGCAGCATCATCCCGAGAAGCACGCGCAGACCGTTGCGCAACAGGAGAAGCCTGAGACGTACCAACGCTTCCTGCTCCGACTTGTTGAGATTCGCGTGACCGACGAACCGAGATGGCTACGGACAGTCCCCGTAGCCATTTTGGACGAAACGAAGCTGGTGGCGCAGTTGCGCGACCGGGAGTCTGGGAAGATGCTGACGTTCGCCGGCAAGAAAGCGAACATGCCGCAGGCACATCGATTCAGCGAGCTAGACATGCTGCCCAGCGATTTCGAGTTGATGCTGGCTGCATGGGACATGCTTGATTTGGAATACATTGTCGAGGAGCAAAAATGATCGACTCACCATACATCGACGACGACGAGGAGCTACCAGAGGGCGACGAACGCCATGTCGATCTGGTCGATACGTCGCACCCGATCACGCGTGATCTGGGGAAGCTGATCGACGCGCTGTACATCGTCGAGGCCGAGCTACGGCATCAGGTGTACCGGCTCGACAACCGCGTGAAGCCGCGCACGGAAGGGGAGCGGCAGCACACGCATCGGTTGCGTGACGGCTACCATGAGTCGTATCACAACATCAAGACGCTGCGCCGGTATCACGAGGGCCGGAAGCATCGGCAAGACAAAACGGGGTCGGCCGCGCCAACCGTTGTGGAGAGTGGCACGGGGCCGGTCTTCGGGTCGGCGCAGGACGATCCGCACGGGGCGCGGAATGGTTGATCCGCTTGCGCGAGAACTTATTGGTTCGCATTGGCGCGCGATCGATCGTGCGCAATCTGAGGTCAATGAAATTGCAAAGCTGGTGATTCCTGATTTTCATTTCCTCGATTACGCAGTGTCGAATTTCTGGGAATGCGACAAAAGCCCGATCGGCTGGTGTGTGTTCAAGCTGGAGGAGATTGGTGGAGCATTACGCAAAACCCATTGTCGGTATTGCGGTGGTCCGGTGGAGCGGAAATAACGGTTAACTGGAGGGAGCAATGAATGATTTCCAATGGGTCGCAGTCGTCTTTCTGGTTGCTGCTGTCGTTCACGCGCTGCACAGCGTCGCCCACCGCATCTCGGCCGCGATCGATCGACAGACGGCGGTGCAGAAAGAGGGCGATGACACGTACTTTCGCATCCTTCGCAATCAAGACGATGGCGGATGATCAACTCGATACGCCGCTGATCAAGACGCAGTGTGTCGGGTGCGACGTTCAGATTGCATGGCGCGGCGGCGATGACGAGCAACTGTGCGAGGCGTGCAAGGCCATCGAGTCGGATGAAGTGGACATGGGCCATAGCGACTGCCAATACTGTCGTACGGCACGGTATCGGATATCACGAGGGACGAATGGATAAGACAATGCTATGTCCGTCGTGCAATGGTGTGCTTGTGCGACTCAACGCCAGCAGTGAGCCAGAAAGAATTCGTCAAGATGCGCAGTGCCGTGATTGTGCGCGTCAATACGCAGTAACGAAAGCAGGATTCATTCGACTTCACGATGCCTGATCTCGCCAACCCCGGCGCCGAGCCGTACGTCCCGCGTCCCTCCATCGGAGGGAGTGACATCGGGACGCTACTCGGCGTCAATCGTCACCAGTCGGACGCGCGCTCGATCTACGAGCGCATCACGGCGGTGCTCGACAGCCGGCCGGTCGTCGTCACGCCAGACAATCCGGACATGGAGCGTGGGCGCGAGCTAGAGGCCGCGTGCGTGCGAAAGTACGAGCGCGACACGGGCCGGCGTACGATTCACTTCGGGCCAGCGATTACGCATCCGGATCGGCCGTACATGCACGCGAATCCGGATCGGCTGATCGTCGATGCTACTGACGATGAAGTGCGTGCCGCCATGCGTGGCACTGGTATTCTGGAAGCGAAGTGTCCGCGTTTGCCGGTCTGGCGCGCGACGCGCGAAGTGGGCGTCAATCCGAGCTACTACGCACAATTGCAGCACTACCTTGCGGTCACCGGTCTGGCGTGGGGCTCGTTCGCGTTCTTGAACGCGGAGGATTGGGTGTTGTATACGATCGACGTCGAACGTGACGAGGAGATGATTGCGCAGATTTTCGAGGTCTGCGATCACTTCTGGGAGATGGTGCAGGCCGGCAACTTCGACGCACAACGGTTGGCGCGGCATACCGAGACCATCAGTGAGGAGACGCGGGCTCGCGCGCAACTGACGGCGGGCTCGCTCGTGCGGGATACGCCAGCATGGAAGCAGACACTTAGCGCAGTGAAAGAGGCTCGCGAGAAGTACGCGATTGCTAAGGCAATCAAAGAGGGATTTGAGGAAGTGCTAAAAGAACTAGTCGAGACAGAGGGTGTGACGGAAGTCGTCGTTCCCGGCATCGGCAAGGTCACGTACAAGGAACAGGACAAGCCGTGGCTCGACCTTGACGCGCTGAAGGAAGATCACCCAGACTTGAATCTGCTACCGTATCAGCGGCGCACGGTATTTCGTGTGCTGCGCCCCAGCTTTGGTCGCCGTGCGTAATGCCCATCATCGGCTGGTCTGACGAAGACATTCCATTCAACGCGCTCGTGTCAGTCGAAATCTACGGCGTCATGCCAAGCGGCATCAAATATCACCAGCGCGAGATCGCGGCTGCCGAGAAGTGGTGGTTCGATATGGTGGCGACGGCGCGCTGGTGGATGGCGACGCAAGTCTATCCGACGAATCCGGTCGCGTCACGCGTGCGTGCGGCGATCGGCCCTGTCGATGAGAGTGGGATTCCGTTTGCGATCGTAGCATTCGGCTCGACCGAAGTCGAAGCAAAGATTCACGTCATGCGGCAAGTCGCGAAGATCACCCAATAACGGAGAGGGCAATGCGAACACTGCTCGCGCTACTGCTCGTCCTTGCGCCACCGCTGATGGCGCAGGATACGACAGCGATCAAAAAGCATGTTGGTGAAATCGTTGCTGGGACGGCTCGCATCGATCAGGACGTCGATACGATCCGCAAGGATCGAGGCCGGCCGGGGTATGTGAAGCGCGCCGATGTGCGAATCGACTCGACGCACAACGTTCGCATCCAGCGTGCGGCGGATTCGATTCTCGCGGCGATGCGCCGATCAGGGCCAGTGCCACCGAAGCCAGACACAATCGTTGTGCCAACCGTTGCGTCAGTCACGATCGCGCCAGCCACAGCAACCGTAACCGTTGGCGCCAGTGTGCAACTAACGGCAACGCCGAAGGCCGCGAACGGCGTCGTCCTGCCATCACCGATTCGCTGGGGCGCAACACCAACGGCGCTCTGCGACGTGTCGGGCACAGGACTCTTGACTGGGAAGGGCGCCGGGAACTGTACGGTCACGGCGACGGCTGATCCGGTCGTCGGGTCGCAAGTCTATCCGGTCAAGGATGTGGTCATCCCGGTGCCGCCGCCTACCGACTCCACGTCGCTGCCGCCCGTCGCCGGTAAGGCGACGCTGGCCGAGTTGCCGCGCGCGTCCGTCAACGTCACGTACCCGCTTGGGTACACGATCGTGAATGTGCCGGCGTCCGCTGGCGCGTTGCAGACGGCGCTCAATACCTCTGCGTGTCGTGTCGAGTTGCGGCTGGTGCCGAACTTCCAGTATGCGCCAGTGCAGCTACCAGCCAAGCCGTGTACCGAGCAGTATCACACGATCGTTCGCACGAACAACGGACTCCCGCTGTTGGCGCGTGGCGTTCGGGTGACGCCAAGCCTGTCGGTGCAGCGGCAGCAGGCTAAGATCGCGAGCGTGGACGCGGGGAACGCACCAGCAGTGAGCGCGGACGGCGGTGGCGTGCATGGGTACTATTTCGAGGATGTCGCGATTCTCGGCGGCGGCACGCAAGATGTCAACGCGCTCGTCAAGCTGGGGATCAACCAGACGACGATGGCGCAGGTGCCGGGAGATTTCGTCTTCTCGCATACGCTCGTCTCTGGGACGCCGACACTCCGACTGAAGCGGAACTTCTACATCAACTCCGCACGGACCGCCGTCGTCGATAGCTGGTGCGCCGAAGGCCACGACAACAACGGCGACTCGCAGTGCTGGCTCGGGCTCAATGGCCCCGGTCCGTATCTGATCGAGAACAACTACATGGAGGCCAGCCACGAAGTTGTCATGTTCGGTGGCGGCGATCCGTCGATTCCGGGGCTCGTGCCGAGCGACATCACGATCCGGCACAACCACATCACGCGTCCGGCGTCGTGGAAAGGCGTGTGGACGGCCAAGAACCTGATCGAATGCAAGAACGCGCGACGCATGCTCGTCGAAGGCAACGTCATCGAGAACATCTGGGCCGATGGGCAGGTTGGCTATGCGATTCTGTGCAAGAGCGTGAATCAGGATGGGACGGCACCGCAGTCGCAGGCGACGGACATCACGTTCCGGTACAATCTCGTGCAGAACGCGGGCGCGGGCTGGAACTTCTGCGCCGCGTGCCAGAATCAGGTGGTGAACGCGTCGCGCATCACGGTATATGACAACATCACGAAGAACGTGAACACGGGCATCTTCAGGGGTGAGGGCCGGCTGTGGCAGTTCCTTGGCCCACTCTCGCACGTTTCCGTCACGCACAACACGACGATCCTCGCGTCTGGCGTCGAGACGTCGATCAGCTTTGACGGGCAGCCACCGAAGATCGTCAACATGGACTTCCGATCGAACGCGTACGACAACGGCGAGTACGGCGTGCATGGTGGCTCTGGTGGTAGTGACTGGCGCCTGTTCGTGGACAGCGCGACGTCGAACTGGACGCACAACGTGGCGTATCCACCGGGGAAATGGGCCGAGGCAGGCTTCAACGCGCAGGGATACTACTCTGGGACGGCGCCGACGCACGACGGGCGTCCGCTCGGCGCGAACGCGTCGCTCGTCTATGCGAAGATTCAGGGCGCGGTGGTGAGCGATCCAACGCGTGCTGGCGTACGCCGCGCCATCGCAACGCCACGGCAGAGTGGCTACCGGCCTGCGTCGCTGGAGACGCGGTGCCGGAATACGTACGAGGGCAACGCGGCGGCGGTTACACGCTGCATCGCAGGGAGCCGATAACCTTTCACTGGCGCTGGCGCACGTTGTGCGCCAGCGCAGGGAGTTCACTGAATGCCGGATGCATTCTGGCCTGAGAACCTGATTGGATGGATCACAATGATCGCGGCTGCCGCGTGGCTGCCGTTCATGCGGTGGATGGCGCATAAGGTGAATCCAGCAGACGCGATCGTGAAGCATCTCGACCAGATCAGCGACGATCTCGATAAGCGACCGGAAACGCTCGACCCACTGGAGCAGGAATTTCAGATACTGGAAGCAACGGTTGCGCAGCGCGAAAAGTTCTTGGCAGACATGGAAGTGAGGAAGGCGCGCTACGAGTACGGCAAGGTGATCACCGGCCAGATGCGCAACGGTTGCTGCCCACACGCGCGGCTGCATCTCGTGCAGATGGTCGGCAAGTCAGTCTTCGTCTGCCGTGACTGCAAGCAAGTCGTCAAGACGAGCGCCAGAGCCCTTGAATAGTGTGCCCGTAGTCGCTATACTTCGTTCACGTTCACTGACCGTTTACTGAGAGGTTTTTCATGAGTTCTCGCGAATCCTGTACGTGCGCCAAATGCGTTGCGTGCTGCGAACGCAAGCCGGGATGGATGAAGCCGGGAGAGGCTGAGAAGATTGCGACGTTCCTCAACATCTCTGTTGAGGAGTTGTTTCGCGACTACCTGAATGTCGATTGGTGGGAGCGTGGCGACGATCCGATCTTCGTGCTTTCGCCGGGGATCGGGGGCGAGGAGCCGGGAACCGAGTTCCCGTTTGTCGCTAAGGGCCGGTGCGTCTTCCTGAAAGACGGACTCTGCTCGATTCACGCCGTCAAGCCATTCGAGTGTGGCGAAGCGTGGTGCGCAGATGGTCCGGTCGATCGCTCAGAGTCGGCGCACAAAAAGGTCGCTGACGCGTGGGACGCGCCAGAGCATCAGGCGCAGATCACTACACTGCTCGGCCGCACGCCAAAGACAGACGATCCGGATGGATTCAGTTTGTTCGACATGCTGCTCGGAGGTCTCTGATGTTTGGCGCTGGCAACATCACCACTAAGGATCATTCCCATCGCTCACCGCTGCCGCCTGTGTGGCCGGAGATCGCTGAAGATTTGTACTTCAGCAAAGAGCCGGGAATGGCGAACATTATGATCGATGACAAGGACATCAAGCTGGAGCCGGTCATGGTCAACGGCCGGCAGGCGTACAAGACCGAGTTGAAGGTGGATAAGGTCAAGAACGTCATCGCCGAGCCATTCCCGTCATGGAAGACGCTGCTCGTGGAAGTCGAGGAGTCGCGCGAGAAGATGCGCAAAGGGACGCTCGAATTCGACACCCAGCAGCGCAACCCACACTTTCAGGCATTCGGCACGTTCGATCCGAGCCTCGCGCCTGCGACGCCGGCCGCGCTCAACATCTACAACATCTCGCACTTCAACACGCTGCCATCGGTGATGAAGTGGCGCGAGAGCTACCTGAAGACCCTGATCGACTGGCGCGTGCTGCGGAACGAGGAACAGCTACACGCGGCGCACAGCGAGTTGCTACACACGATGTATCATCTGGCGCTCTGGCGCGCGGACGGCCGGCGTGTGTACGTGCTCGATGAGACGCTGTACACGATGCTGGGGCATACCGAGCTACCGCAGTTTCCGCTCGACATGCTCGCGTTCCGGCAGCACTCGTTCTACATCAAGATTCCGTCGCGCTCGTTCGCGTTCAGCGTGCCGAACCTGATGACGGGCGGGATCGATCGGGAGTACGCCGAAGGCATCATGGTGTCGATCGACGAGACGCAGCCGGATACCGGCAAGCAGCGCGAGATTGCCTTCGTCGTGTGCGGGGAAGGCACGTCAACGGTTGGTGGCGCGAACACGGCGTACATCACGGCGGGGCTCGGGCCGGATGGCAAGATGTCCGACGTCAAATTCACGCACGGCTCTGACTACGCGAAAGGGGACGAGCAGGAATTCCTGACGAAGATTATGCCGCGCGTGGTGCTGGGGCTCTGCCTGTACATGCAGTCCGAGCATCCCGATCTGGAGCCGGTGCCAGCGACGCCACGGCGCGATCTCGGTGCGATCAAATCGAACCGGAAGAAAGCGAAAGTCATTCGGCGCATCAGCAAGCAGTCAAAGTTGGGCTACATCTACGTCGGCAAGCGCGTGGCTGAGATCGAGGCGCACGAGTTTCAGAAGCGCATCACGATCGTCGGCATGCGCGGACACAAGCTGGAGAAGCCGGTGTGGGTGAGTGGGCACTGGCGCCAGCAGAAAGTCGGCGTCGGACGCAAGGGGGTTCGCGTAGTCTGGATTCGTCCATACCGGAAGGGGCCAGATTTCGACGAGACACTGAAGATTCGCGCAGCAAGAGTTCAACCTGCACAAGCGAAGGATCACTAATGGGGAGGCTTCCTGAAGATGGCCGCAGCTATGGCGCGCGCATCCAGTCGCATAAGGCGCGGCTCACGAAGATTCGCATTCGGCAATCGCTTGAATCTGTCAATCGGCTAGAGAAAGCATTGCGCAAAATCAAACCAGCGAAGCCAAAGGATCACTGATGCCACTACTTGATTTGCATATCGAAGGCGAAGGTATGCTCAACGACATTCCGCTCGACAAGATCATCAACATCGAGGATACGGTGCGAATCGGCGGGCTGGCGAACGGGATGTCCAGCGGGAAGCCGTCAGTCGGTATCGCGGCGGTGCTCCCAGATGGGCGCGCGGTGCTGGTGCAGACGTCGCTCCAGTTGTTCCTGATGGCGGCTGACGCACTGAAGGCACGGTACGGCGATCCACGGAACGCGATCGATGCAGGCGCAGGGAAGATGTTCGGCACGCAATCGTAATACTTTCACTGGAGGATCACATGGCACAGCAGGGAACCAAGAACCACAACGCGAAATTGAACGAGGATCAGGTGCGGGAGATTCGCGCCAAGTACGTCAAGGGCAAGCGTGGCGCCGGCTACGTGACGCTCGCCAAGCAGTACAAGGTTTCCGAGCGCGCTGTGCGCGACATCCTGATCGGTGCGCGCTGGGCGCACGTCAAGTAAACCCTGTCACTGGAGGCGCGCATGCCGTTCTGGTTCTGGTTCATTTTCGTTCTGATGTGGTGGTTGTCACTCGGCATCGCGTATCAGCGCGGGGTGCGGATGGCCGAGCAGTGGTTCGATTCGCCAGACGGCATGGCTGCCTTCAAGCAGGCAGCCGAGAAGACGTATCTCATGCTCATCGAACGAACGCCTGATGAGCAGGCATTGCCGACAACGGTTGTGCGAGCGAACGATCGCGCGGCACTCGTCTCGATGCTCAAGACCCTCATCTGATCATTGACATGCAGACTATATTGGATGAGTGGGGAATGTTCACTGAAGGAGGATTTGATGACAGTTCGTGATTACCTGTATCAACATGGGTTCGTGATCGGTATCGCCGTCTGGTACTTCTACCTGAGCGCGCGATTGCACACTGAGACCGATGACCTGAAGGCATACAAGAAAGGCGTGGCGCTCGTTAGTTGGCTGCTCATTGGCATCTTGTTCACTCTCTACTACCAACTGCACCCATGAGTCACAGCAACGGTACGAACGACGCGTACGCTGCGTTCGGTATGACCGCATTCGAGCCGATCTGGCACTACTTCCGGTGCGACAAGTGTCGGCGCGTGCTCGTCACGGTGCAGACGGTGCGTGGTGACCATCCGCCGCAGTTCCGGTGTCCGACATTGCCGGGATCGCGGCCGGTCAACGGCAAGCCGTGCGAAGGCCATCTCGTGATGAACGACGAGCGGAAGATGCGCGACTGGCCGGTCTTCGCGCGGCATGTACCGGACGCGGAGTGGTACAAGCCGGCGAACGATGAGCTACGGAAGATCAAGCGCGCGGCGCCGAAGCTGTGGGCGTACATCATGGGCGGTGGGCTCATCGCGCGGGCGCCGAAGGGCGCGTTCCCGTGGCCGCTCGCGGGGCCGCAGGTGCCGCACGAGCCGATTCAACCCGATCCGCTGCCACCGGGGACGCCAGCGTGTCCGGACTGCGGCGCACCACTACTGGAGGGACTATGCCGGATTCACGGAAACCCAAACGACACCGATCCAAGCGGGGTACTGCTATGAAGATTCAGACCGAGAAAGAGCGCGCGCTGCTGGAGCGTATCAGCGCGTTGTGCGATGCCGTGGCCGATACGGACCCAGAGGCATTCATGGCCTACGTGGGCGCCAAGTATCCGGCCGTCGCCGTGAAAATGTTCGACGTGATGGCGGCTAGTATCGAATACGAGATCGAGCGGCTATGACAACATCTCATCGCATGCCACCGGCTATCTGTCCGACGTGTGGCAAGACGCTCGATTCCGCTGCCGGGATCGGCAACCCGCAGTTGCCGAATCCCGGCGACGTCAGCATCTGCCTGTATTGCGCGAACGTGGCGATCTTCGATATTGACGACACGCTGCGCACGCCAACGGCAGCAGAGCAGGCCGAGCTAGATCGCGACACATCCATTCAGAAAGTTCGCGCCACCGTGCGGCAGTACGCACAGGAGCATGGGCTCACGCCAACGGAGGGGGACACCACATGAAGGGTAGTGTTTGGGATCAGGCCATTGTGCCGGATGATGCCGAGCCGGTTGGGAAGCTGGAGTTGTGCCCAGCGCATTTTGCGATGGCGAAGGATGCGCTGCGTGTGCGTGGCTTCGGTGCGTACATCATTGACGACGAGGAGCAGGTGGATGGCGCGGAGCAGATGCGCCGGCTGATGGAACCGCATGCATTCCATCCGCTCATCATGTACCAGCATATCGTCTACGCAAATGCGTTGCAGAAGATGGGGCCGATCACCGGCTGTCCGATCTGCGACGCCAAGGCGTCGTGCCCGTGCGGGAGTCCAGACTGCACACCCGTGGTGCGTGAGGATTCATGGATCACGAAAGTCGCGGACTTCGTGCTCGATCATGCGCGGTCCATCGGGATCACCAGCGTGGCGCACAATGCCGCAGCGCATTGAATTGTGCGAGGCACTGGTGATGGCGATCGTCGCCGAAATGCAGACGCTCTCGTTTCAGGAGCAACTGCGATTCGAGATGGATGACGGCAAGCCGCACATCCATGTGAACTATCACCGGACGCCGGGGTCGGATGAGATCGAGCGGCTACTCACCTTGTTTTTGAGACAGCAATGAAGTGCAACCGTGAAGACTGCCAGCGTCGCGCGACGCGCTGGGTGCGACTCCGATCCGAGTTCGTGGACATGACGCGCCCATTCTGTGAGACGTGCGCAAGGGACGTGTGCGCCGCCAAGCCAGCGGGGAAGATGCAAGGTACCGACGTTGGCGCCATCGAACCGCGTTGAGCTATGCTTGATATTCTCAACTGGTTATTTGCGGACTGGAGACACTATCTCGGCACTCTTTTGTTCGTGCTGCTCATACTGGAAGGGCTGGAAGGCGTAGTCAAAGCATCGCGGAAGGGAGGAGAGTAATGGGGTACTACATCAATGAGCCGGACTCGCTCGACGAGTACAACATCCGGTACGCCGAGAATATGCGGATTGAAGGGTACGGCGTAGATGGCGTGCGGACCCATGTCCCGTGTCCGTTCTGCGCCGAGCCGGATTGGCTCGTGCATGGGATTCTCGACGTCGAGGAGCGGTATGCGAAGGGCGCAGTCTGCGAGCGGTGCCATCGTGGCGTGCGCGCGCTGATCAGGAAAGAGGCTGGTACGACCACGCTGCACTTCGTGCAAACCGAGGGGCCAGACGCGCCGGTATGGTTCCCGTGGCCGATGGAGAAGGTATCGAACTTCCCGAAGTGGAGAGCGTAAATGCGACGTCAAGATGATCCGTTCTTCACCCATCCTGAT